GTTGTTGTAGTTGTCGTAGTTGCTGCTGGTGTAGTTGCTGCCGGTAATGTGCTTGCTGAACTTTGGCTGTTCATATACCATATCAGTCCGCCACCTATTGCCGCTATACCAATTAATTTATTCCGGTCCATCTTAATCACTTCTTTTCATATTTGCTATAATTGGTAATAGGAGAGCCACTCCGGACGCAACCGCAATTGGCATCCAGTTAGTTTTCTGCTCGGCTTCCTTTACCATTTGTATAGGAACGGGAGATAGAGATTCAAGAGCCTTGACCTCCATTGATGGTGGAAGGTAATTTACAATTTTAGAGGCTGGCACTCGTTGAACGATGTGTCGTGCAGCGGAAGGTGTTTCTCCTTCATAGTGTCGGCGACTCCACAAAGTAGCCGCAATCTTTACCTTAGAAATCTCTTCATCAAATCCGGCTGCCTTGAGTGTAGCCCAAATCATCTCCAAAGTATTGGTTCCTTCTTCGTGTCCGTCCTCACCTTTTGGTGGGAACAACCATGATTGATAATCAGCCAAAGGCATGGCTGCAATATCCACTCGGTCTTCGGCCATTGAAACTTCAAAGTTATAGTCGTTAGGACTCTCCATGTATGGTGCTGGGACTGGTTCACTCATTGGACCACCTTCTTCCATAGGGTCAATTCCACTTGGTTCCAGTAGGTGTGGTGCGTCTAAGTTTCCATGTTCACCTGCATTCGGCAAAGTTTCCACATTATCTTCCGACATAGTAGGTTCTTCAATAACGGGTTCGTCTTCCGGTTCATCTCCGACTTCCGACATAAGTGCCTTCAATTCGGGCGACAGGCCAGTATCAGCATCACTCATAGTCTAAACTTGCACTCGCCGACTATTTAATGATGAGTCTTTGAGAGGTTGAACCTATCATGGGTTCAAGACCCTAACTTCTCCCCTTATTTCTTGGTGGCCTTGCCTTTCATAGTGGAGGCGGTTCTTGCGGCTTGAATATCTGCTGTGATTCTATCATATTGGTCTTTGGCCTCCTTAGTTATTGCATCATATCTTAGTTTGGCTGCCACTTCACGCTTATCAATTATGGATTTCAATTTCTTAGCCCCTATCTTCTTTTCAATAAATGGCCAACTCAAGAGTATTTGGTCTTTAGGGTCCACTTTAACCAACTTCCGGTTATTGTAATTTTGATTGTTATAATCGGGATACCATGTGTAGGAATTATTCATATTATTTTCATTGTAGTAATCTAAACCATTGTCTAATATCTTGTTCATAGTCCATTCAAAGTTGCCTTGAAATAGGGAATCCCTACTCTTTTCTGCTTGAGCCTTCCATTTAACAAAGGCTAATTGTTGTTGATTGGCCATGATATTTTGCTTACTGCTGAATGTGCTTTTGAGGCTTTTCATGATTTCCGGTAAAGTAAATACTTGCAGAATCTTAGGGTCCGAGGTATAACGAGGCCAATTCATAGTAGTCTTTGGTAAGGTATCATTCGCATTCATACTGGGATAATATCTTTCATTAAGTCGCCATACTCGGTATTGATAGGAGCCTTCTTTGGAGGCTATATTCTTTACTAAGGGGTTGGCTTGTTGATAGGTATTGGCAATAATCCAACTCATCATGTATTGGGGTGAATTGCCTCCAACATACATGAGCATCTCTTTACTCATGGCTTCGGGTGAATCTCTCCAAGCCTTTAGTAAGTTTTTATGAACCGCTCCGGCTTCCTCTTTGGCTACTAACTTAGCCAATTGTTCTTTGCGTTGTTTGGAGGTAGTCAGATTTCTCCACGACCAAGGAGCATTATTAAGAGGAGTTGATGCAACATCAAAGAGTGCCTGTTCTAACTTTTTGTTAGACAAGCCTCTCAATCTTGTTTTTTCGGTGCTTCTAACATTCCAAGAAGCATTGGAAACGAGAACATTTACCATAATTTCGTGGGCTGATGTGTCCCGTTCCCTTTGAGTCCAAGGTATGGGTTGATTATTTTTGACCCAATCGGTAAATATCTTCGGTAAAGGTGGGGCTTGCTTATTCCCTACTTTAAGAAGGATGTCATTATAATCACCTGCTTTTCGCTTCCACTCATTCAAATGCTTGAGTGCATTACCCCATGAAACTTGTTGGTCGCTATCCCAACTAACACGGAGATGGGTATTATGTGAATGCCATCTTGTGGTTTGTGGGTCATTTTTCCCAATCATAGGAACCATTTTTGGAGGAATTACTCTCATAATTTCATCGGCCGGTTCTCCTGTCATCGTTTTAACGATATTAAAGATAGTGTGGCCGTCAATTTTCTTTACTTGACGAGTATTGATTGCAGTTACTTGTGTCATGTGTAATCGTAGGAGGCTTCTCCTATTTAATCATTTGGAACTTAACTTTAGACAGTTCGGCGAGTATCGGGTTTAAGTTTGAACGAATCACGAAATAAATCTCTATCTCTTGGCTTCAAAATTGGTTGATAAGGTTTGTTTTCTCTCCCATCTCTATATCCCTCACCAAAGGCAAAGGCATACGCATCGGCGGGAGCGGCTAATCCAAAAGTTTCAGCCAACCAAGCATCGGGTTCAACCACAATTGTTTCTCCATCTGCGGCGAGGGTTGCATGGTATCCCAGCGGAACATCTTCTGCGGCAAAGCCGTGTAGGTCGGATTCAGAAATATCTCCAACACTTTTGAAAGGATTTCCACCATGATTGTTAGCAATACTAATGTGGAAGAATCTATCCGGTTCGGGATTGGCTATACCAAGTGCGTCACAAAGTTTGTCGGCGTAATCTTGATAATCTTCTTGATTACCAATTTCCATAAAATATGTTTCACGAACTTCACCATCATTCCCTTCACGATATGCTACACCTGTGCGTCCCAATTCGGGCTTAGGGGGTTCGGGCATTCCAGCGATAATTGATTTAGTGCCTTCTTTTAATTCTTGTTTGAATCCTTTGAGGGCTTGACCACCCACAAGAGTAACATGAGTTTTGTCAATAGCGTCCATTCCTTCCGGAATCTTCTCCCATGTAGCCTCGCTTACATCCGTATCGGGATATTTAGCGATAAGTGCAAACTTGTATTCCACACCTTCTGCGGAAAAGTTTGTTTCTGCATTCTTAGGTTCACCCATTTCTCGTTCTGATTTTTTGAGAGCGGCCCAAAGGTCTTTCAATTCTTGATTATCAGTTACAAACTTTTCAATAGTAAATGTTCCATTAGGTGGTTCTCCACTTACGAGTGCACTTCCTACTTCTTCTTTCATTTCCTTCCATGTAGTCAAAAAATCGCTAACTCCATAATAGTTTAAGTATTCATTTCCGGGTCCTACTTCAAACTCCGAAACAATGTCGTCCGAACCTTCGTAAGCGTAAATCTCGCAAACATCACCTTCAATATCAATTAGATACACTTCACGGCCGGTTGAATCTTTCTCACCGTCAATGAATAGCCATTGTAACTTGAGGAACTTCTTTTTATCATCTGTGGAAAGTTTAGCATATTGAGATGCTGGAATCATCCACGGAGCATTATAAATGGGTCCGGGTCGTTGAGTATTTCGGCCCGCATCGGGGTCCATACTAAAATAGTTATCAGTTACTATCCAAACTGCGTCTGTCATTACCTTTCACTCCATATCAAACTCGGCGTAACATTGTGTTTCCGCCACCACTCATAGACCGTGCCATGTATGATGTGTCCGATACTCCTTGAAGGTCGTGGTTTTGTCGCCATTCAGCAAGTGTCATTGTTCTTGAACCATCAGTATAACCGTCATTAAGGCCCGGTGGGAGTGATAGTTGGCCAAATCTTCCCATTACCGTATCATCATCCGAATTACGAGTTAGACTTCCATAGCGATTACCGCCATTGGAAGTTTCAACAGTCTTGAATGGAGCGTCCGGTATTAGCGGAATTAATGGGTTGATTGCATTAACTGGGACTCGGCAGCATGGCTTCAAAGTTGAAGAAGGTGCGTCCGGACTTAAACCGATTACATCATAACCAGCGGCAGTTGTCTTATATTGAGCAACATGAGAGTTTGCATTTTGAGATGATGCGTGTTGCCCGCTTTCGGAAACAACATTACTGAATCCAGTTCCTTGTCCGGGGCTTTCTGCGGCGAATCCCGATTTTTTAGCAGAAGTAAAAATAAGTAATACTGCGCCAATTCCTAATCCAATTCCTAAGAAGTCTTTCATTTCCATTTTAATCATCTCACATTGTTGAACCGTCAAGGTTAGGGCCTATTGGGGTTCCATCACAGGTAGGGCAATCTTTAGGTGCATACGGGTTCTCCCAGTATGCTTGCACATCAGTAATTGGTCCACCCCAAGGGTCGTCATTGAAACAGTTAGTAGTCATTTGTAGGTCCAGTAATTCTTTACCCATGTAACTTCCCACGAACTCATCCGACATAACGACTGGAATAATATCTGCGGTAGCACCGGAAGATTCCACATAAGCCTCTTCATAATCTGCGGGAGTCATGTTACGAGTCATATATGGTTGCTCGGAGATTCCCATATCAGCACCAAACTTTTCTGTAAGGCCCGACTTCTTTGCTGCATAGCCTACAAGTAGCCCAGCAGTAAGTCCAAGAATCCATGAAGGCATCTGCATACTGAAACATTCACTCCACCGATACTTAAAGACTTCGGGGAAACACTCCTGTGTATGGGGCGTAGCCTTCTATGGCCCTACTCCCTGCTAAATCGGTAGGATTCCAATTTACTAACTCACTTCCTTCATGTATTTTGAATGGCTCTAAGGCTACTTCAATGACTTTCAATTGTTGATTGCGTTCATGAGTCGTGTCCTTAGAGTAGGGTAAAGGTGATTGACGAGGTAGTAATTCTTTATCCATCTTAACTAATTGAGTCCAAGAAGGCGGTTTCCCCTCGGCGGCATATTCTTTGCGACCATACCAAGTATTAACCTTATTTCTCCATTCCGGATTGTTACGAACAAGAATCATGTGTTTTTTCTCCTCGGTTGTAGTCCATGCACGAGGGTGCATTTCATCCGGTGGCCATGTAACTTCCAGCGTGGTAGGGTAAATACGGGTAACTATTCCTAATGTGAATGCTCCGCCATCGTGTGTAGGTCGGCTAACATTTACAACATCCCCAACTTTCCAATCTCGGCCCGTAGGTGCTAAGGGACTTTCCACAATAGTAGTTCCCACCAACTTGTATGAATCTGGGGGATACGCCAAGCGTTCCAAAGTTTTGAGAACTTCTTGATACAGGGCCTCCTGTCTTTCAAACGGAGCGTCTTCCAACACTCTATCTGTTCCAAAGTTTTGTGCTGTGCGAACTTCAATTTCAATTCCGAACTTATTAATCCCGGCGGCACCGAAGCCTCCCACTACTTGTTGGCCTTCTCCTTTTTCGTAACCTGTATAAAACTCGGGAGCCACAGCCCATGTAATTTGGTAGGGTCCTATAACTTCAGTATCCAAAGTTTTCCAATGTGGTGGAATAGGTCTTGCATTAACTAAATTAATTCCAAGTTCCATTAGTGCTTGTTGGGCTTCTTGATATTGACTCAAAAGATTACCCCCTTCGCAATCATAGGAATGGCTGCTCCGGGTTGTCGGGACTGTCTATACATACGCTCGTATGTTGGGAAGTTTTCAACCAAAGAATTGGGAACATTGTTTTGACGGACTGTTCCGCTACGGGTAGGAACCAGTAGTGAGGTAAAACTGCCACTACCCCAAGGTTGAGGTAGCACTTCCACAGTAGGAGTAATAACTCCGGTCAAACTATTTTGAGCATAGTTTTCTCTTGTCCGTGATTCCGGATTAAGAGGTTTTGAAAAGTTAGGCATTCCTTGTGCAGCGAAACTTTCTGCATTGAATGATGGGAGAATCCTTCCCCATCCTTGATTCGGTGTTGGATTTACAACTGGTATATTAGAACCCATAGGTGTCACAGGGTCTTCATCACGCCCACCAAAAATTAAATCTTGAGGTCTTTCACGGCTCCAAGACCCATCGGGCCAACGAACTTCAATGTTCTCAAAACCTATTCTAATGATGCGGCCGGGAACTGGATAACTTGTAGCAATGCTACTTACACGGTCATTGACTTGCCAAGCCCTCATAGAGATGATTACTCGTCCCGACTATTTAATGGGTTACTCGTAGTCCCGAATAGCCACGCCTTTGGCGATATTAGGAATGTTAGTCTTGGGATTGAGGCCCATGTAACGAACTGTCATGTCCTTGCCGATGAATTGGGTTGGGTCTTTTTTATATTCTTCGTATAAGGCACGGCGAGAATCAATTGTTCCCATTGGAGTTACATTGAACTCCACTTTGTTCCCGTCATCATCCGTAGTTTCACAAACCCACATAATGGCTCCGGAATGGCCACCTCCGGCATCCCACGCTCCGACAATCTTGAACTCACTATCTTCAAAGTTTTTCAATTTGAGTAAATCATTAGATTTAGAAGGTCCAAACTTGTAAGGTGATTTGAGATTCCTTATCATGGCTCCCTCATATCCTTCGTCAATAAACTGGGATTGTCTTTCCCATCCAGCATCCGAATCTGCAACAATATAGGTTTCCACCTTTTTGAGATAAGGATTTCCCTTTATAATTTTCATAGCCTTATTGTATCGGGTAAAGAAGTTTTCGTCTAAATCTTTGGTATTAATACCGTCATACACTCGGACATATAATTCATTCTTTTTCTCCGATGCGGCTTCTTTCTGTTTATCAGTCATCTTATCCCAAGATTCACTCATACCTTTCCGTGCAATTCCACCTATGGATTGCAGGGCTTTTCCGTGTGCATATAACTCCCCATCAAGAACGAATCCATCGGGAAGATTCATTCGCTTAACTGCATTTTCAATTTTGGTAAATCCATTATAACCTTCGCCACCTCTTGAAGTAAGGGTAACTTTATTGCCATCTTTACGAATTAAAACTCGGACTCCATCATATTTTCTTTGAATAGCGGCAGGGAAGGTGATATTGTGGCCTCGGTCTTTGAAATGATTTGCACCCATTGGACGGACTTTAACATAAGTTTTGGATTTTTCCATATCATCCAAATATCCACCCTTGACTTTATCCTTAACTTTAGATGCGGCATCAAATATGGCTTGCTCTTTCAAAGTGTTTTTACTTCGTGCATCTGTAATCGTAGTCGCTTGATGTAATGAGATAGTCCCACCAATAACTCCTTGTGCGGATTGGATGAAAAGTTTGTCCTTTCCAGCAACGATATTTTCGGGATTCAAACTGCCGGGAACTTTAGATACCCAAACACACCATACTCGTATGTTGCCATTGGTGTCCCTTTTGTAATAATTACTGGACTGCCAAATAACATCGTTAGGATTGAAAAAATAATCTTTAGGGTTGATACTGTCTGTCATAACTTAAGTTATGGCTTTCTCCTATATTAAGGCTCGCTTTGTTACTTCTTGCGGCCTAAATAGAATCCAACACCAACAAGAGATGCAATGACTAATCCCATGCCCCAATACTGACTTACACCATTCATAATTTTTTGGTTCATAGTATTCAAGACCCCATCTGCTGCGAAATGGCTTCGGTCATTGAGTGGATAAGAATTGACATCGTGAGTTAGTGGGTAACCGCCAATCGGAGGGTCGGCTTTCATTTCTGCCGGAGTTCCAACTGCTTGGGGTGGAGTGGCTGACTTCTCAAAAGGAGTTCCTTCAAGTTTCATTCCCAATTCTTCGGGTGTGTGAGATAGTGAAGGGATGTCGTCACGAAAAGCATTAGCATCCATTGTGATACCACCGTCTAAAGCCAACAAAGGTTTTTCGGCTGTGGATGCGCTAAAGAATCTTGCATCTCCGAAGTCTGCTCCAAAGCGTCCGTTAGTATCTCGTGAGATGTATGCGTTTTGGTAGTTACTTCGTGCCATAATATCTTCTCCCCTTAGTATGTCCTAATCATTCTATAATCATCTTGTCGGCCCGGTGAAACTGGGTTGTATGCCGGACTCCAAGGCCAAGGGAACCTATATTCCGGTAAGAAATCGTTAGCATTATCGTATGGCATACCAGCCATACTCATCATGTCGCCCGAATAACCGCCACCAGTTCCGCTACCTTGTGGGCTGTCGGGAGAAATTGGACGGTCATGAACTAATCCGGATAAAGTTTGGTAACTTGTTGGATTATATGGTGGTGGCACACGGACTGGGATAGAGGCACTCTTGCCTCCGGGTCCACTACATTGAGGGCAAAGGTCATTGTAAGCATGGCCGATGCGACAATCAGTTCCAACATTCATAGTAGCATTAGGAACATAGCGTTGTCCGGGTGCTAATGTGGGGCTGGCACCTTCCATAATGCTGGCCATTTGTTTAGTTGCCACGGTGTCCGAAGCAAAGCCACGGCCGTGTGAAGTGGAAGTTTGTCCCCTACTAACGAATCCGGTGTTTTCTGCACCGTGAACATCGTTGGCACCGGAAACTGGTTCAGGATTGATATATTCTAAAGAATACTCCGATTTGAATGTTACTCCGCCATCTTGAGCGTTTTGAACTTCTTGATTTTCATAGCCACCACTACAACCACATCCGGATGCTTCTTTGGTAACTGTTTCAGTCATACCGGCTCGTGGGGTCATTTCTTCACCACGAAACATACGAAAACCGACTATAAGGATAGCGGCAGATGCGCCCATAAGAAATGTTTTACTAAACTTATCCATTTTATTCACCTCAAACTTTTACGGTTGCAGGTGATGGCAGGTTATTTGCACCCTTAATCGCTGCAAGAAGATTCACCATGTTTAACTCCGGTGGTGCAATCATTGGAGCATTTTGAGCAAGTAACGCTTCGTTCGTATCTTCACGGAGCATCATATTATCTATGACTTCATTAGCCAAAGGCATAGGGGGTAGGCTGTCAAACATTTCTTGCTGGAACGGGTCGGTTGTCGCAACTCCTTCTGCTCCCATAGTATCTCTTACCTTGGTAGCCACGAAATATCCGGCGAATCCGATTACGAATGCCATTCCTACTTGATGCGTCATCTTCATGGTATATCCATTCCCCTTTTCGCTACTTAAAGACTCACTCATTACCGCCGTCTTCTTCATCCTCTTCCACATCATCTTCCGCTAACTCGTCTTCCTCATCGTATTGGGAACAAACATCCTCAAATGTCATTTCTCGTGCGGCATCGTTATTATCTTGAGTAGCAAGACCAGTAGCCATACCACCGACAAGTCCAACAACTAATGGAATGAATGCCATAGGGCCTTTGGGGATTTGACCCCAAACCATGAGAATTACACTTCCGGCTAATCCGCCAAGAAGTCCGTATGCTACCGACTTATTTCGGTGCTTACCATGCTGTTGAGCCAAATAAACGGCTACACCTTTTTCGCATTGACTACGAGCAAGGGCCTCGGCCTTGAGTTTGTGCATAGGAGAACATTCTCCGTTTCGCTACTTAAAGGCACCGAAGAATATAGTGAAGGGGGGTTCCGGCGGAGGTCAAGAGCAATAACTTACGGTTCGTAACCTTTTCGTTATCCGTCTATGCTTGATGCTAACCGAATTATTTTCCGTCCTTTAATAGCGGGAGTTTATTTATGTCCGGATAAGAAGCGTATTACCCCAAGGGGAAATATGTCGCTGACCCTAACACTACTGACTTCCACAGCAGTTTCGTTTATTATTGTGTCATAGACGCTGAAAACGGTATTTTCATTGGCTATTGTGGCTTTCACCATATCCCCTAATTGCGGTGATAACCTACTTAAACCTTCGTGGCCGAACTGATGTAGTATATTTGGGTCATTCCACGACTGTGTTTCTTGACCTTGGCAGTAATTTCCCAAACTTCTCCGGGATTTGCGAGTTGCAGTTGCGAGTGCGAATCATAAGCAATCAACCTTTTTCCACTTGGAGTTTCCATACGAACTTCTTTACCTCCATAAGTGGCTGGCTTACTACTCATAACTTTTACTCTTTCACTAATGATAGTTCCGGGACTTCCAAGATATGTTACTGAACTGGTAGTGCCTTGTGGAACAAGAGTTACGCCCGATAGTGTGGTGGACCAAACTCCTTTGTATTGTGAATGTCCTTTGATACTTGCCTCAACGCTAATGATTTGACCTACATTGGTATTAGCCACCGGAGTTCCGGGGCTTTCAAACCATGTAACTTTCTTATTGCCTTGATTAATGACTTCGCCTTTCATGAGATTGAAATTGTTCCCTGCTTGAGAGGTCATGTTGCGGTTATTAGTTACTTTAATAGTAAGTATTTCAATAGAGCCAACATTACCAAAACAAGTAGGGTGTGGTGGGGCAGTAGGAGCACTTGGCTTCTGTCTATTGTAATACTGACCTTGTGTGGAAGGCTTTGGCTTTGTTGGAGGTGGTGGTGGAGGATTCTTAAAGTTTTGGAGTGCTTGATAAACGCTGGCTGCCAGTCCGGAAACTTTACGAGTAACTTCTCCGGTAGTGAACAAAGATTTAATGCTGACTTGGTAAGAGTTAGCAGGGGTTAGATTCCTTACATAATTCATCATTTCGGTATGTAGTGATACTACATCTTTATCCGTAGCATCGGCAATTTTGTAAGGCACATTTCCTTCCGAAACAAAGAGAGGGCCACTCAAAACATAAGAGTCTGCTCCGGTGCTCTTGTATTGTTTGCCAACTGCTTTGAACTCATCAGCAAACTTTTGCATCCTTGCTGCACTAACATTGGTAACTTCAAGGTCCATACCTTGGGGAAGCACGAAACCTTGGAATAAGAACTCACCTAATTGAGTTCCGGAAGAATAGGAGCGACCATAATAACTTCGGCGAGTCGTAGGTGTAACTCCGGGTGCATATTTGTTGTAGCCTCGTTCCTCAACCCAGCGTGATACTAACAGTAAAAATTGAGTAAAGTCTTTGTTGGCTACTTTGAGATTTCTTGGAGATGCACTCTTACCAGCCCTATAACGATTGGTTGGGTCAAGGGCGGCATATAATGATAACAAAGTATCGGGGTCTAAACCAGTATAGCCTTGCAGACAAGTTGTTCCTACAATTTCATGCTTACCTTTAGGACTTACTAACAGGTAGGTATCAACACGATAACGAATGTTTCCACAAGCGTCACACCGGCTGGCATCGTGAGCGGCTTTGGGAAGGTAAGGGTAAATGTCCGAGTCGGGAACTCCGGGAAATGGTAACACCTTAATGGCTCTCCACTTCCTATCTTTTTCCGTAGTTTCATTCATTGGTTCTAAACGAGCCAAAACTTTCCAACCTTTCTTTTGGAAGGGTCCGAACTTTAGATAGACACCACATTCAACACGATACCAAAGTTTCATAGAGTCGTCAAAGATTAAACCTTCTTTTTGTTTGTCGGGTAGGGCTTTATAGTCTTTTTCGGTGTAAGTAACAATATCTTCATCATCAATGGAATACTCAAACAAGATTCCGGCTCCATCGGCTCCACGCTTAACTCTCTCCATGACACGCTTCATACCGTGCCTACGAGATGGTGGAGTCCAAGACTCTATTTCAGTATTTCCTTGTGCGTCCACATCATAAGATTTGAACGAAGGTGCGTTGATGCCCTTAGTAGTATCAATAATCTTTGCGTCTGCCATACTTAATAGTATGAGTCGCTGCTACTTAAACTCTTGGTATCTATTCACCTAAACAAGTGTGCTTCTGCGCCGAATGCTCGGCCCGGTGACATACCAATGTTTCCGGAAATAGTGCTCATGGAAGCAAATGTGCCTCCCATGTCGCCGTTACGGATTGGAGGTGCAATGTATTGTGCTTCAAGGTTCATTTTCTTAGCAGGGCTTAGAAGATGACCGACTTTAGGTGCAGACGGCATAACTGCCCTTGGGATGATTGGGTGGTTGTGAATCGGGATTGCTTTAGATTCTGCCCTTCGTAGTCCTTTGATTCGGCGGTCAAATCCGCTGATACCAATTGGTTGGTTCTTGTTTGCTTGAACGAACTCCGCCATCTTACGGTCCCTTTGACCCTTCATAGCAGTTGAAATATCCATTTGTGCGGCGGTTGGACGGATGGAAGCCATTTCAGCATCCATTCTTGGGTCGCCACCAAAGTTATGTGCTGGTCCATGATTCATAGCCCCTGCACCAGTTCCCATAGGTGTTCCCATTCTGTTAATGTGGGAAACATCAAGAGTCCTACCCTGTCCGTAAATCTCAAGTGTGTGAGATGGACGGTTGTATTGACCCGCAGGTGAAACGCCTTGGTTTCGTAGGTTATAACGAGATAGGTCACGGTCACGAGTTGCGTAATCTGCATCTAATCTAAGAGATGGCATTTTAACTTGAGGTGCCGCAGGTAGTGGTGTGTTAGGGACAAATCCTTGCCCTGCACCCAGTCCAGCAGCGAAGTCTGCAAGTGAATGTGATTTTCCCTGTGGGATATTAAGTTGAGGTGCTCTTGGCATAACCGGAGGTGCTGGTCTTGGTCCAGCAGCCACGAGTCCTTGTCCTTCAGCGTTATATGCTGGAAGAGTATCTCGTGCGATATTAATTGTCGGCAACGCTGGCATATTGGGCGAAGGCGGTAGGTTACGGCTCATAGAGCGTCTATCGGTGATACGCATGAAGTTAAGTTAGTTGTTCCGATACTTAAAGACTCCCCACTCATAGAGCATTAAGGAGGTGTGCTGCTCCTCTTTCGGGATAGTTACCAAACAGACCCATTGGGCGGTATGTAGGTTGCTGAATCGTGAAGTTATGTTGCATATTTTGAAAGGGGACATAGAAGTATTGATAATCATTTTCTTGAACTGATTTAGTCTTTAATTCCTCGGGTGCCTGTTTATTGTAAAGGCTGGCTAAGTCATAAGCCAAAGTATTATTCTCCACTTTAACCACACAACCAACACTTGGTTTTGAATTATACATTTTCGTCATGTTCTTATTAAAGTGCGGGACACCAGTAACTAAATGAACTTGATTTGGATAAACGGTGTGGCCGTTGTTTCTATTACTCCCATCCATCCCTAATGATTGCATCAAAGTTTTTATCAAATCTTCGGTTTCTTTGTTTTGGTTGGCAGTTCCGCTAATGTGTGCTCCCTCGGCTCGTAACTTCATTCCGAGGTCGGTGTAAGCGTTACGAGGACACATGATACAAGCGGCTCCGAAATAACTACTCTTCTTCAAACGAATGGAATTATTATCTTCATCTGTGGGCCACACGAAATTGGATTCCGACTCCAAAGTTTCTATGTCGTAGTCAAGTTCCAAATCGGAATCATCAGTTGAACCAAGGGTGCCTACTTTATCTAAAAGGAGCCAACGCTCAATATCGGTCACGGCGAAATTAACTGTCAGCCTTCCCTTAATCTGTTCGTGGAAAATTGCTTTTGTTTTACCATCGTATGGATTCAAGACCTTGACCCTTTTCTTGCCTTGCTTTCGGGTAGTAGGTCGCAATACTATGAAGATTTTATCTTTATTGTTGGCACTCATGTTTTTTCGTGCTTCCTCTTTAGTAACACCATGTTTAGTCAAGAAGGCGTGGTCCCACATTTGATAATCCAGCATAGGGATGTGGGCTTCAATCATTTGGGAATCTCGCTTATACCAAACTTGAGTAGGGTGTTCTGTATAGACCCAATCTCCCGCCGTATAGCGGGCTTGAGAGTTGCTATACGCTACGGTCATGAGGTAATAGAAGGCGAGAACCTATTTAATCGCTTAGACCTTTGATGAGAACGAATCCACCTGCGGCCATACCCAAAGCGATTACCATTCCCACGATAGGTCCGGCACCACCAAATGGTGAACCATCTTCGGCAGCCATCTCTTCTTGCACTCCTATTGGAGCATCGTAATCCACCGGAGGCAGCCAAACTACTGGCGGTTCTTCGGTTTCAGTTTTGAAGGTGTCAGCACCCATGTCGCTGGATGCGTAGGGATTAGTTGGAGAGTTGGGGAGTGCATTCTCGGCTGAACTCCAATCAGTTCCGAATGAAGTAAGTGGTTTCATGTTGGAAGGGTAGGACATACTTCCGCTACTGGTGGATGGGCTATATGCTGAACCTCCACTATTTGTGTTCTCGGAATTGGATAGACTGCTTACTGGTGCGGCTGATATGTTACCACCCGAATGTTTTGTTCGGCGGTCACCTCTAATTTTTGAGATTCGTATGTAACCGGAGTTACGGAAGAACTCGGGGGCGAAAGCAACACACTCACCTTTTTGTGCCGCAGTAACTCCTTGAAGGATTCTCTTAATCCTATCTTTGTCTGTTCCAAAACTTAGTTGGTCTTCCAAGGCTTTCAAATCCCGAGAGTTAATTACATTGTGTGTTAGATAAATGGCTGCTTGAGAAACGGCTTCCTTACTACATGAAGCCGGTCTTTGAGTAACAAGTGTGCATCCATAACCCAATCCACGACCAAGTTTGCACAACCTCACAATAGCGTTGTGGGAAACTGGCTTGCCCTGTTGAGGAACATAATCTTGACATTCTTCAAAAACAGTCATCAAAGTTTTGCCATGATTGTGGCCAATTTTAGTATCAATGAGTGCTTCACAATAGTCTGCGATAAGGAGTTGTTGTTTCGGAAGACCGCAACCAGTTAGGTTAAGGACCAAACTTTTGTTACTGTTGGCTACTTTATCCACTATTCCTTGCATATCCAAAGTTTCATCGTCACGAGGAGTAATCATTTCAACATTTGGTAATTGTTCCAAACCTTTATGTGCTCCTAATGTATCAAAACAAACGAACTGCAAATCACAGCGTTCCATCTCTTCCATCATCACTCCGGAAGTCCAAGACTTACCACTACCACGCTTACCAGTTACGAAAACAACTTGCGAAGAAAGTGATTTTTCACCATACGCTGGAAACGATAGGTTCTCACCTAATACAATCTCTCCCGATTTAGAACCTCCGGTAGTCATGGAATTGAATAGACCCTCTCGCTACTTAATACTGTCGTTATCACTCATTATATGAGCCACAATCAACTGCCTCACCTGCATTGGCTTGACACATCTCCACTAAAGCACCTGCAAATCCGGTTACGGTGCCTCCTTGTCCCACACTTGGAGCGAAGTCCACTACACAATTTTTACACCCTAATGTTCCGTGTGTTTGCTTGAGTGCCTCTCTCATTCCTTGAACTGCTCCGGCCATAGCACCCTCTTTGGGTGCGATAAACACATAGAAAACAGGTCCATACTGGCGAAGCCAAGTATCATCACTCATGCAAGAGCCATAAGAGAAATGACCGTCACTAATGACAATGGTAACGGCGGCTTTAACATCAAGGTTTTCTTCCTCAAGATAGCGTTCCATCTCAAAGCGGGTCAAGGCCAAACCTTTTTCTGTATTAGTGGCACTTTCAGTCCCCGCTAATGGTCGTCCTCTATCACCGGCAGTAGTTGAGTTAGTGTAATAAGCGATTGCATCGTCATAATCAGTAGCAGGTCCCGGCCAATCAACGGTAGCCGATGAACCGAAACGGATTACTTGAAACTTATCTCCATTCTGTTTCGCCATTCGTATCATAAGTGGTGTAACTACTCGGGCTAAGTCCTCCCCACCAAGAGGTAATCCATCATAATAACCAAAACATTGACCCCCACCACCCATTGGAGAGGACATACTTCCGGAAACATCCACAATAAGATTCAAGAAGGTGGCCTTTCCACCATCTCCTTGTGGTTCTTTTCTGCGTCTTGATTGGAGAGGCATACCTTCAACTAATCCCGGTGCAACTGTGGTTGGGTCCACCTTAGTAATTGGGTCATATCCCGGCCTCCATTCTCGGCGGCCTTTGTCACTCCACGGGTCCGTTTTAGACTTCGGTGAAGGAATCACAAGTTTTGCTAACTTATCATAGAGGGCTTTGTGAAGAGGGACAGTTTCAATATCAATCGGAACTCCTTGCGGTAAGGGTTCGTGCGTTTGAAATACGAATGGATTTTCAGTCCAACTGGCTCTCTCGGTAAATGACGACATAATTAATCAATCCTTATTTGAGATGGGTTACTCAACATATCTTTTCCACGACCTTCCACACCCCAAGCAATTGGCTTGTCAAGGATATTCATTCCAAACTTTTCTTGATACTTAACTTCTAAGTCAAAAACTTCTTGTGGATAAATGAATGCTGCCTTCGTCTTACCATCCTTATCAACAAATCCTTCTGCTTGTCGGGACTTCTCAATACCGCCCGCTTGATATGCCTTTTTACAAGTTTGGCATTCATTAATCACAGTTTTACTGCCAAGGTCAAGGTTAATTTCTTCCGAAATTGACTTAACGGTATGGTAGGTCATGAGATTATTAACCGCTCCTTCCACAATCGGCCCATATCGCAACGGGTCCATGATGAGGTGTGATAATTCATCCATCCATAAATAAGATTTCCCAACTTGTAATCCCGCAGGGTCAGGTGGTGGAGGTGCGGACCGTATCAAATTATCTTTGGTTCTGCGCCACTCATCGGATTCATAACCCTCCAAATACCATTCGGGGTATTCATTAAAACGAGGATATTGTCTTGCACTCTTCATAGTTTTTCCATCTTGAGAACGGTAGGAAACACAGGGTTGGCTACAATCCACCCACTTACCATCCCATTTGAAAGCCGCATTAGAACGGCCTTCACAGACAGCATAAGTAAAGTTAGGACCCGACTCACCTAAACCTTTGGAGAAATAATCTAATTGTTTCTTCTCCAATTTTAGAGTCCATCCGGCCTTTCCATTTTCTGCAACCTCAATTCCGCTAACGGTGACGGTATCTCCTGATTCGGATTTCACACAGACGACATAACCTTCGGGCTTCTTAGCAAAAATAGATGGAATAGCATTATCCTCTTTAGCCTTCTTATAATCATCTTCATATTGACCCTTGATAGTTATAACTCTTGCACGAGGTAGGGCTAAATAATCAACAATGCTTTCTGTTTTCTCACCTTCTGCTTGTTTAATATCCGTGACTGCATTTTGGAAACCAACATCATTAGGGCAAGAAGAACGACCAATACCTACTTCGGCAACGGTAACTTCTGTTGGAATCTTTTGAAGGTTCCATGCTTGAGCAACTGGGACTAAAAAGTTTGAACGCTCTCTTGAGTCTGATGGGTCGCTCAAATACATTTGCCACATAACTTGCCCTTCATGACTCGCCAACACATCGGCTTGACTAAGTGGTTGTGGATTCTCAATTACTAATGGTCTTGGTTGTAAAAGTTGCCTACTTTGAATGACTGTTGGAGGTTCCATTCCACCACATTGAGGGCAAGCGGCAGTTTCCCTACCATTCATGTCTGTGAGCCATACACGGCCGTCATAGCGGTAGTTTTGGTGCATACTCCCACCTCTTCCATCGGGTAATCCCATGCAGAATCTTCGGTTAATTCTTGTGAATCCATAACGATAGAGGGAAATTGGATAATTAACTACCTTGGTTCTATTTTCTGCACCATAGGTCATCCTAAATACGGGTGTATAATTAGTAATACTTTCTAAATCTTGTGGGAGTCCACTCATTGGTGTCCTCATTGAAGGTGGGACAATTTCAAATGCCACATCTTCTCCCCTTGTTTCTCGCACCAATCCATGACGGAATGTTGTAACTGCTCGGTTGTAACTTTGCCCTCTTCCGGCAGTTAGTTCATTGGTTGGGTATTCTTGCATCAAAGTTTTCTCTTTTACATAGTGAATAGCACAGGCTTCTTCACCACACCCTACGGTTTTCATATATTCGGAACCACCATTACAGGCCACATTGGGGCAATTTGTTACTTTACCTTGGTAAGTAATATGACACTTATTACAAGTCGTGACTGTATTACACCTAACACGGTGCATAATCATGTAATTACCTTTTCCATAATTAGGGATACCGCTATTGACTTTGCTGGGTTTCACGGTGCCTAACCAATCTTTAGGACTGTAAAGCCCTAAATCAACGGACTCCCAATGATAAATGAAATCTCTTCGTCCGCAACTTTCGTTGGGGCAAACATAGATTCCCGAGTCATAGGAATTACCAAGGCTAATTTGTTTGTAGCCTTTCACAAACCGCTTCATGATTGTGATTATTGAATTAGTTTGTTGCCTAAAGTTTGAAACCATCGTTTCTTTGGAGTCGCTTTCTAAACTGTTAGGCTGCTCTCCAACCAAAAATATGTTGGTTAGATTTTTCTTTAGCAATGCTTTTCCAACATCGGAATTGTAAGGATTATCAATATAACTCATGTATTCAAGACCCCCTAACTGTATATCATAACTCGGTGCATATCCTCGGACACATCCTCAATCCATTGCTCCGCTGCTGCTTGACCTTTCTTACCGGCATAACGAGGATAATTAGTCCCATAAATGCCAGCCCACTCATATAAAAATAGTTGCGTTCCGAGATACTCATAACCTGCTCCTTTGGTGCTTCGGGATTCTTTCTTACTCACGAAAGCCCACCAATAACGATTCATAGTTCCGTCAGCCATTCCGATTCCCTCCCAAATGCAAGGAGCGATTTCTGCGGTATCGGGGCATAGGGATAGGAAGTAGCGTGAAGATTGCCATTTACCATTAACTTCATAATCTTTGATAGGTTCCCAAGGGGAGAATGCTTTATTTCCGGGCATTCTGCCGTCATAGGTCCGAACATTAGTGACTGTGTAAGTGTTTCCAGCCCTTACTCCATTCGCTGTGCTGCCTTTCAAACACCTAACTTTTCTCCAACGCTCACTCATTTGCTTTTCAACACAATAGGCAATGCTGGGGTAAAGTTGCTCACCTCGGCCATATCCTTGATATTGAACCCAAAGTGGGGTGTTTTCATCCATTGAAAGTGGGACTCCGGCATCATCTAATACACGGTTGTCAGTTATGGTTTCGCCATAGACATTCACACCTTTATTCACTACATCGGAAGCGGCACCCAAGACAGGACACCTACGCATGAAAATCTCGGTCATTAAACCCATCCTCATGTAATCGGCAATCTCTTGACGGTCTTTACCAGTAATTCCGGGTGTGATATTCATACCATTGATAAGATTATAGTTAATGCAAATATCGGAAATAATGTTCATCCATCGGAACTTATCTTGATTCTCAACATCCACATCTTTAACGGAGGCTTCCCAAGTTTTTACTTCTCGGCCCGGATGTGTATTGTTGTGAGCCATCTCGTGTGCTAACACGAAATATGTAGCCGCACCTGCAACTTCTTCTAATTCTTTAGGAGAAAAACCGTGATAGTTAGGCTTCAAACAAGCGGCGACCATTTGGATTCCCATTTCAATGGAGTTCATATCTGTATGTGCACCATGTTGTGATAGGCCAATTTTTAGAGGAATATCGGGCATAGCATACCATTCCCGTAGTAAATTATATTTGTCAATAAACTCCTGTGGAAGATGTGTCGGACCATCGTGGAATAACTTGTCGTAGGCACCCATAATATCTTGTTGGGGCGGCGACTACTTTAACCTTTGTGTTCATTCTCCGGAAATTACTTGACGATAAAGCATTTGATAATACGCTAAATCCTGTCCGGTCATGTTTCCAGCATCGGCCATACCCTTCACATCCCAGCCAGTTGTGCTGGTTGCACTTGAGGCTGCTCCAAAGTTTTTGTAATTTAGAACTGCTTTGTCTGTAATGGCTGCTAAACTTCCAATAGTTTCTGTGATGACTCCCTTATTGTTCTCATAACTGTTGCCAATCAATAAGTTACTGCTGATACCGATAGTGAACATAAATGCTGCGGCTGTGGACTCTTGTGTAAAGTCACCAATTGGTCTTAATTTTAGCCATAGACGCAGACTATCATTATCTTGACTCAAAACTCCTCTCTTAATCAGTTCCGCTGCACCAAGGCTGTTAGGTGCGTGGTCTAATTCAAAGCAAGCCATCAAAGTTCCATTTTGGATTTCTGCAATAGCGAGTGAGTCCCCACCCATAGCATTGACAATAGTTTGCTGAACTTGGGCTAAAAATACAGACAAGTCACCAATGTTTTGGTAGGCTTGTTCATCATCACCAAAGAATCTCATTCCTTGACCAGTCATTGGACCGAAACTATCTTCTAAAGCATTCAATTGTTGGAACATTTGACTTCGTTGTAAGTCTGCCTTAGTTGGATTCGCTGAAACATCAGTAAAGTTGAATGGGTAGTAATCAGTTAAGACCATTGTTTGGTCGGACCAATTGGCTACATTAAGGTTAAACTTCGCTGACTTGACATCAATGGATTGTGGGTCAATGTTGTTGTTTCCTTGGCTGATTAGGTAACCGTAAGCCCCGAGTGCATCTCCATAAGTTCTAAGAGTAAGTTTGAGTGGGTTAGGTTCAATGCGGAACGCATTACCGGTGTTAGGGAATTGAGTCGCAGTTGCTAACGCAATACGGCTCGCCTGTTGTGGTGGAGCGTCCACATTAGAGTAGGGACCCTTCGCAATTGTGTTGATACGAGATTCAACAAGAGCCAGCAATCGGCAACGGTCATCTGTAAATAGATGTGGTTCACGAGCAATGGTTCCACGCAGGTCATAGTAGTCCCATATAGAGTAATCTTGGGTGAGAGCGGCCGAGGTGCTCACATCAGCATCAGTAGGGCGGTCCATTAGACGCAAATAGTTTTCATACATTTTACGATAGTTACCATGAACTCCATAATCTGCATTTACAGTTACACCTTTACGCTCATTCTCAACAATCATAGAGGCCAAATGCCAATGAACTGGGGTATAACCGCTAATAACTGCTCCGTCCCCGCTAATCAATTCATTCTTGACTGGTGATAGCACATTAGCCTCAAAATCCACAAAGTTTGTGGAAGACTTCAAACTTTCTTGACATCGTGAAAAGAAAGCGTCCCAAGCATCCATCATAGTTTGATTAGTGCCACCTGCTCTTGGGGTCACATCTCCAAGAAGTGAAGGTGTATCTGCTAACAAATATCCGTGAACTACGAACTCACGAATCATCTCCTGTTCATTAAGAAGAGTTCCGAATGCTTTGTTAGAAACTAAACCATTGGTTCTTCCTTCGGAGTCCTCACCAGCACGGGCCGGTCCAAGACGATGACCGATAACATAAGGTAGGGCATCAAGGATTTCTTGACGGCTTACATAGTCTTTACCACGCAAGAATGCGAAGGCACGAGATAGTTTAACTAATGAGTTAGTGAAACGGAAACCGAGAACACGGCGGAACAATGCTGGGGCTTGGAATCCGGTTCCATCTTCCTTATTACCAAATCGGGTAGCGAAAGTTTCTTGAGGGTCTTTCAAAAGCATATCGTTAGAAGCCTTAGAAATATCCATCAATGGTGATTGGTGAATATCACTTGCACTATAAAGGGTGTGCTCAAGGTTTCCATCTCCAAGGACAGAAGTTTTATCCTCACGAATAAAGTATCTTTGAGTGAAGAGAACGGACAGCATAGCAATATCTCGCAATCCATCATACACACCTTCCGCTGCCGGAGGTGCAAACGGCATAGTTCCTACGAACTCCCAAACATTATCAAGGTCGTTAAATCTGTAAGGCTTAATTGCCTCATCGGAATTATTATCATTAGTAATACGACCAACCAACAATTGTTGTGGGGCTTGCCCGCCTTTTGCACGGTATCTTTCATTTAGTTGTGCATATCGCTCACCAAGAGTAATAGTAGTAAAGAACAGTTCCGTATCAATACGGTCAATAAATGCAAGGTCGTTTCCTTTTTGGTGAGGGTTAGTATCCATCCAAGCCACGAAAGACGGCGAATCAAAAGTTTTACCACGGTATTCAACGGTCTTTTCAGCAATCAAACCAAGAATTGCATCTTCAACACCGGATTGAGAACGGTTTGCTTCGTTAAAGAACTTGATTGGTTGAGTAACTACGGGACGAGGAATAGGCTCAAAGGCATACGCTGATACACTCTTACCATCCATGTCAGTAGTGATTTGCTGGATTTCCATACCATAAAGAACCTCATCAGCCCTCTTATCGTAGTCAATCTTAGCAATGCCTATTTCTTTTAGCATCTCGGATTGAATAGACTTCATACCGGAGCGTTCTTGGTCTAACCGAGCATCATAGAAGTTCTCCATCAACCACTCACGGAAAGCGTAACCTTCGTTGCGTCCCGCATCAGTTTCAAACTCTTCGCTACCGGAAAGAATAGTGGAATAATCCACAGAATAAAGTGGTCCGCCCTTTCCTTGACGCTCACTAATGTTAGCCGCAGTAGTCTTAGTATCTTTATTCACCATCAAAGGTTTAGTAATGATTCGCAAAACTTTGCCATCTGCGTCCACTTCTTCCTTGACGGTGCAGTTGAACAATGCTCTTGAAAAGTCCTCGGGACTCAAAGGTTTCTTACTTGTGCCTTTTTGGAGGAATGGGAAGCCGAAAGTGTAGGCTCCACTCTTTGAAGAACCAGCACTCCAAGCGGAGAACCGCCAATCGTCCCACTCACGGCGAAGTTCAGTATCGCTGTTAAGATAAACTTCGTAATCTTGTCCCGCCATGTAAAGGTTAGTAGTATTATTACCACCGACATAGCGTGGAGTATTAGAGTAACCGTATGAGTTGGCCATAAGAATAGCCGCACTCTCAATAACGGTTGTCTTACCTGTTCCCGGAATACCGGATAGTCGGCAAGTTGAATCCTTCATTAACCAAGCGGCCATGAAAGTTTCCAATTGGCGTGGGTCATCAAACCCGAATACATCGGAAAGATTCTTAGTAAGTCTTCTAACTTGTGATGAAAGGGCTACATGAGTTTTACGGCGACCTTGGCCAGTATCAATAACTGTTCGGCTGTCAAGGTATTTACCTACTGCTCGTGCCATGTCATCTTGACTGTATTTTCCTACGGCACTTGCGGTGTTCTTGAGAATCTTACCAATCTTTGAAGTCTTTTCAAGTGAACCATCCATGATAATGTCGTCATCATCATAATAAAACAAAGTGTGTGGAGTCTTGTTCCTATCCACAGTAACTTCAAAACGGTTAGCATCATCCATCTTCTTGACAGACACTAAGGCTTCGTCCATGACTCTTTTGGCCATGTCTTCACCCAATGCTTGAATCAAGACTTCTTCTTCTTTCTTATTCATTCCTTTCTTAGAAGGCACAACGGGTGTAACGAGGCCATCCTCAAGGGAGTCGGTTGTAATTGTGTTATCTAAATCAGTTTCGTCTGCCATACTTCTCCCCTCAATTTCGGACCGTTAAACGGATTTCATAAGTGCTGCTGGGGTCTTTTTCATCGGGAACTAACAGCACAATGTAAGTTCCGCTGGCCTCTCTTGACTCATAAGCCAAAGAAGCAACGCCCACTTCTGTTTCAGTAGGCATAGGACAATTTTCAATATCGCACGGTGATACTACATCTTCCATGCCACAAACGCTACAAGTTTTACCGGGTCCATCAACGGCCGCAGGTAATATACTGGTAGCAAGGTTTTTATATCGGCGAGCCGTCTTCATGTTACTCCATGTAGTGTCGGGTCCCGCTCCACTTTCATAATCAACAATTTGAACACTCTTAATTCGGGATTTCAATTCTTGCTTCTTTCCATCGGGTAGTTTAGCCGATGTATTATCATAAGCATAGAATGTGCCATCTCCGGTATCATCGGGTATCATGAAATATCCGCCATCAACTTCAATGCGGGCTTGCTTCCCTGCAAAGAGTATATCTTTAATAGCGTTACCACGAGCGGCACCTTTAATTACAACTTCTTGTTCGTTGCCATCTCCGTCACGAGCGAGTGGAATTAGATTTCGTTCATCACCGGGGAAAATTAAGGTCCCGCTTGTGCTGGTTGGTGCTTTCCAATCATAACCGGTATAGTTATCAGTAGCCGCATCAACTTCCATTTCAACTTGGATATACTGTTTAGATAGGTCTAACTTAGTAGCCTTACTGCTGTCAAATGGAATTGGTTGTAAGTATTGTGCATCCATTTCTAATGAATCCGGAGTCCATGCAACATTTCCAACTGATGTATAAATGCCGACCCATTTAGTTGGGTTGGCTTGGCCTCCACTATTTACAGGTTCAGTAAGTGTGCGGTTAGATGGGAACCAATTTTTACGAGAAGGGCCATCATTGGCGTAGTCAGCCATATTGAATACTATGTCTAATCCATCAACTTCTGTCATAGTTAAGTCGGGAACTGCAAATCCAATCAATGGGGCAATTACTGGTGGGAATGGGTAACCTTCATTCATAACGAGGTTAGGCATAAAGAACTCTTTGACAGCACCACGCTGCACGAAAAAGGTTCCCTGTGAAAGTTTAGCCTCAAAACCTGTAACGCTGGTTGGGTCAGCCTTAAACTCATCCATATAAACATTACCGCCTTCACAAATAACGGCTTCACCACCCATCACTAATTCGTAAATGTCGCTGGTGTTGTCAAAAGTATAGCGAACAGTTTGTCCTTGCTCAAAAATTAGGATGAGGGTAGGCTGCCTCCATTGCGGGGCTTTCTTTTGCCAAACTTTTGGAATGGCCATATTATCAAGAATAGTTTGGTTGGATTGAATACTTACTATAACTGGTTTATCACCCATAGGTAACCTACCATTTTCTGGGAAGGTGGACTTCCTAAGTTTTCTTGTATTGGTTAAACGAGGGACTGCTCCCGGAATTGTAATAGCAACTTGTGGTGCATCCGGAACTGCGGGTGCTTCACCACCTTCAACTCCCTCTTCAATAGTAATTTCTTCAAAAGATGCACCTTCGGCAATCTTTTCAATGTTGTCTAAAACTTCAGTCTTAACTGAACCTACGAATAACTTTTCCTTTACACCAGCAGGGCTTTTGGATTTAGAACCGGATTCAACGATTAAAGGTTGCATCTTTCTAAAGGTCATAAGTTGTCCCGCATTCACAGGTGTGCTAAGATAGGTCATTCCCCTCACAAACTTTTGCGACCATTTGGAGTTTTCATAGTTAGGGTCCATCCATTCACTTCTCGCTGTTTCTGCGATTGTATAGCCTTCATTTTCAAGGTGTTTGCGGATAGGACCGGACATCAAGACTAAGACGGCTTTCTTGTTAAAACCGCTCAAGTAAATATATTCGGCCATCTCCCTTGCTTGTGCCTCGGAAATCGTTGCCATAGCATAAGTTAAGGCTTGCTACTACTTAATGACTACGGGTTCATATATCTCTTCCGCTCTCACGAAGGTCTGCAATGATTTCTGCACGAGCGAATCTGTATAGCCTATCAGTCCAAACAAAATTACGAATGAAAAAATTACGCACGGTGCGTATGTCGGGATAACGAGTTGCATATAATTCTAAAGCGTTCACAAAGTCTTCAAGACCCGAGTTGGCCCAAACACGCAATCCTATATCACTCAAACTATTTAGGAACTCATAATTCATTAACATTCGCTCCATCAATTGGAGAGAGTCACCTAATGATTTACCCGATGTAGGCGTGTAATAAGGATGTAGTTCTATGAATCTTTCGCACAATTCCACATAGGAACGGGTATGAACATTACCTAACCAAGTAAGCCAATCTTCCATTTGTTCAGCACAATAATGCGCCCAAATAGGATTTACTTCATCATTCATCGTCATTAGATTCACCAAGGCTAATTGCTCCGAAATAATCGGATTCAAATGCTCCGACCTCGGAACGAATTGCACCACCTTCGTTATCCATACTTTCCTGTGCTTCGGTTATCTCTTCATCTTCGTCATCGTATGATTCTTGACGGCGTTGCATTTCCTCAAGAGTTTCCAATGCACCAGTTGGCGAAGGCGGAAGGGTAAATCCGGGAACGCTTAGTGGGTCGTATTCTTCAATGTTTTCGGGAACTAATACTCCGTTATCATCATCAAACCTAACGGCGGATGTTCGCTTCTGTTTAGCCTTCTCCGCTGCCATTTCTTCTCTAATGGAAGTTAAGTCTAATTGAATACCGCTTGCATCACCACGGGCCAAAGCCATAGAATCTGCTGTGCTGCTTGAACCTTTATTATTAATCCTTGTTTGACCGTCCGAGGCTGAAACTTTGCGTGGGTCCAAACCTGCTTCTTTGGCCAAGTCATCAAGACCTTTAATCATTAGGTCGGGTGAGGGCATTAAATCTGTATAGGTGTATGCACCGGAGTTTTTGGGTCGGAACTCGGGTGCGTCAAGGACAGTAGCCCAATCAATCCCTTCTTGGAATGGGTCAGCATCAATTGGCACTAACCCAGTATAAACGGGTTCTGGGGGTGCCACAGGCTCGTCTGCGACCTCTCCAACTTCAATACCCTCTTCGGAATTGAAAAACATATCCATGTCACCGCCTCCTTGTGATTCTCGGATTTTATTAAGGAAGGCTGCATCATCTTCCGACAATGTGGCGTTCCTTCCGCTGAAATACTCGGCTGCATTCTTAACTACGGGTGCGACATCGGCTACCACGCTTCCAATATCCATGACACCTTGAGCAGTATTAGTTTCTGTAATTCCCGAACCTATCTCATATTTATCAAGGAAGTTGAGAAGTGGAACTAATACCTTTTGAGTCATTTCAGCATCAAGGCCAAAACGGTCTGCGAACTGGTGAGCATCACCGTCACCTACAATCAATTCAGTTAAAGATTTACCTTTGCCTTTTGGCTTAGTGCTGGACCGAGGTTTTGCTTCGGATTGAGAAGGTTCTTCCTTCGGTTTCTCTTTCGGCTCACTTCGGATAAACTCGTCAAACTCACCCATACTATCTCTATCCCCATGTTTGATACTTAATGGTTCTCACTCACTTAATGAAGTCAAGTAAGCATCCATCCCAGTCTTCATAGCACTAATCCATGCCTCGGTCATAGGCTGTCCGGCTGTTCTATTTTCTTTAGGGTCTATTTCTTCGGCGATAGTAGCCAATGAACGGGAAATCAATCTTTGAAGGAATAATGAATCGTCATCACCGGCTTCAATTGCTGCATGAGTCATAAACGATGATAATTCTTTGGTGATTCTTCGCAACTCTCTTTCACGGCTGGCAGTCTTAAGCCTCATCAAGTCAAACAAAAAATCCGACTCCACAATAGAAACCATACGGTCTTTGATAGTTAATTCTTCATTTTCCACTACGGAAACTGTTTTGCGGAATCGTGGGTAATAATCATCAATCACTTTATCGCTTTGAATGCCAATCGTATTCATGAAGCGAGCGAACTGCCTTTTGAGTGTTACTTCTCGTTCCATTTGGAGTAAATCTTTATATTTCTCCAAAGTCGCTTTTTGCTCTAAAAGTTTGGAAAGATTAGGTAATGTTTGTTCGGACATCTAAATCACTTAAGGTTGGAACCTGCCATTGCTACGATTATAAGATGATAAAAATTGTAAGTCAAGGTCAAAAGGGTCCTTCACATTAGGTTGTGGAATAGCGGCTGCCTTGGCTGCATTTTCTTGTTTCTCTTCGGCCCTCATAATCTTTTTCTCCTGTTTGCCAATGGTTGATTCTGCCTCTTTGATTGAAGCATCCATTTCTGCGAGTTTAACATTGATGTCATCCATCTTTTTCTTGTAGTAGTGCATACTACCCAAAACACCGACTGCAAGACCGACTACTCCTCCAACACCAAAAGCAGCCCACGGGCTGAATCCAGTTCCGATAACGATTCGGTCTTCGGCATTCTTTGGTTGTGTTATCATACCACGCTCGGCCATTTCTGTGTGAACTCGGGCGAGGTCTGCTTGGAATGTGGAAATTGATTCGGCCGATAATTCGGTAGTGGCCATACCGCTTAGTAATTCGCTCAATTGTTCATTAGTCATGTCACTAAGTTTTTCTGTTCGGCGCATTGAAATAGTTTCACGCTCCACAGTTTTTGGTGCTGGTGGTGGGGAGGTTGCTTTCTCCTTCTTTTCAACCAATTCGGGTGTTACTTCCGGTGTGTCGTCTTCTTTCGTATCTTCTTTTGAATCACTATCTTCTTTGTTTGACTCATCTTCCGCTGCGAACACCTTCATAATTGGTTCGGGGACTATGGTATCGGTAATCTTTTTGAAACCACGAATACCCTCCCCACGCTGACCAAGAATATATTTTCCGGGACCTACCATCTCCGCCATCTCACAAAACATAGAGATTGGGATTTCGCTATCCGAAACGAAAACATCAGTTGTTCCGGATTGAGCAACACCCTTTTGGTATCGGCGGATGAAGTAAGCCATACCGAACCATTCGCTGTGCTGATACTTAAAGCATTCGGACCTGCTAATCGGATAGTTTCGGACTTTTGGACTCTAATACACGCATTCTTAGGTCTGTTGATGAAAATGTATGTGAAAGTCGGTCATGATGATAAATAGGTATATTCAAATCTTGTCCTGTATATGATTTGCCATTCCAGTCATTGCCTTGAATACGAATGTCGGGTTTGAGATTCTCAAGCAATTGATAAAGTTGGGCTTCAGTATCATAGACTAAAACTTGGTCCACAAACTTTACTGCTTCTAACTGTATCAACCTTTCATCTAAACTTTGAATGGGTTTGTTCTTGTGTGGTCTGTCAATGGAAGGGTCCGACTGTAATAGAACAATTAGATGTGTGCATTGACTTTTCGCATCTTCCAAAAGTTTGATGTGACCGGCGTGAAGTAAATCAAAGGCCCCGGCTGTAACTCCTACAATACGATTCCTAACTTTTAGATTGCTGGCAATAACTCCTTCCAATAATTCTTTCGGGACATCTAATGTATTCAAGACCCTGTGGAGGCCAACGGTGTCTTTAGGGAAACAGGCCCCTCCGAATCCAAACTTGCCGTCCGGTCCGGGAACTTGAAGGTGTGAATCCATAATTCTTGAATCCATAACCATAAGGGAACGAACTTCGTCATACGATATGCCGAGGGCATAACAGGCTCCCCAAATCTCATTAGCATAAGCCACCTTGGTGGCCAAAAAACAGTTCCGAGCATACTTCGTCATCTCGGCAACGGTATGAGAGGTGTGGACTATGACGGTGTGCGGCAAGGCTTCACCTATAACTTGGGTGATGAGGTATTCTTGATTAGTTAGCCTTCCAGTATCTTGGACCCCTAAAATGGTATGATTTTGGTTAGCATAATCTTTGGTAGCATTGGCAGCAGTCAAGAACTCCGGATTGAAAGTTATTTCTCTTCCTATCTTTTGAGATTCCGCCTCGGTAAAGCCGGGTGGAACGGTGGATTTGAGAACCACCGCACACTCCGACTTCCCTATGGCGGCTAAGACAGATTCCACAATGGAAGTATCAACAGTTCCGTCTGCGGCTGGTGGGGTGGGAACACAAACAAAAATACAATCGCATTTTTTTGCTAATTCTTCAATAGAAGTAGTGGTTGAAAGGGAAGGTTCAATATCAAATGTTTCTGTTTGATATTTCTTTTCCATCGTGGCTTTGACGGCTGAACCGACAAATCCTACGCCGATAATACCTACTTTCATAGGGGTCTAATGGTCTGCTACCTTGATAAAGGTTCACTCTATCTTCTTATATGATAATCCACAAGAATTACAAACGAGCGTCTTTTTATCCACATCACATTGACGGCGACAAGGGCCACCTACTGGGACATATTCAGTTGTCGTCTTCGGCACACCACTCACCACAATACTCTTTGCCATCAATGTATTCAACGCATTCATCGGCTAACACACTACCACAAGACGCACATGAGGTCATATTCCAATCATGGTGAGCATTGGTGTGAGAGTATTGGCAATTTTCACATTCACATTCCACTCCATTAATGGCTACGCCATCAATCCAAATGAAATCATCGGATGCCTCCAATTCCACAAACTTACTAACTAACCGGCTATGACCGGCTGCACTAATGAGTTTCTGTGGGTCGCATAGAGAAATCGGAATCACACCGAGAATCCCTGCATCAACAGACAACCCGCCAAAATCTCCATCTCCACCTGTGCTAACTATACGGCAAGTTTCACCTTTGTATTCAAAGTCGCCGTCTGTGTCTATGTAGCCACAAAAGTCATCCCATTCAGCATCGGGGATTACATAGCAAGGGTCGCCCAAGTAATAATTACTCACACAACTCAACTCCAATTTCTCTTGATGAGGCTTCTGCACCGCACATCCTACAAGTGGATGAAAAAGAAATCATGTGGTAGTCATCGTAGTAATTCACATCCCAATCGTGGTGGCCGTTTGCTTCGCAAATCTTTGCAGACATACTATTCCACCACCACGACACTTTGAAAGATAGGTAAATCGCAATCAACACAATTATTGTTGATTATTTCGTGCCTCAAGAATCCTGTGGTGCATTCACATCGGTCCATATATTGTGGTGAGTGGGGGACCTTAATAAACTTTTCCAAAGATTTCAAAGATAACCGAATACTTTGAAGGCGATAATAATGCTAACAATCATCCCGAGGGCAGAAGTTAAGGTTCTTAGGAAGGCCATCCGATGTTGATGTTTTTCCATCCACCCTTCGGCATCCATTGTATCACGACCAAAGAGTGGCAATGTTTTCATAAACTTCATTGATGTTGGAGGTATCCATAGTTTCCAACGCTTGAATGGTTTTAGTAATTTGAGATAGTTTCAATTCTCTCATGGAATCATATATTCCTTGGTCGTTGGCTCTTTCTTGATAGCCTTTTTGAGCAAAGTATCTTTCTAATTGTAGTAAATCCAATCTCCAACGAATACCACCTCTCCTATCTTTTGATTGGGCGTGGCGAAACATGGGGCGGTTACGAAGGATGCCAACTACTTCACGAGAAGTATATCGGCGAGGTTTCCGCTCAACCATATAGGAAGAAATCTCGGTGGAATAGCCATATCCATTGTGGTCTAACAAATAGTCCACTATGTCAAAGACCAATGTTTCGGTCAAAGGTAAAGGTCGTTGTCTTTCACTCATGTGAATTACCCAACCGCTTATTCCTCTTCGCTGGTTAATTTTTCGGTAAAGTTTTCGGGTAGGGCTGCCTTAACTTTGAGGTCAAGGTTGAACTTGTAATCTTCTTTTGCTTCTTCAAGGGTCATACCTTCTGCTTTCTTAGATTTGATGTAATCTTTGCGGTTACCCTCAAAAGTCATCAAATTAAGAATCGCTTGGTTGGCCTCATCAAGTGGCATATCTTCAAACGGGTTTGAAAACAAACCATCAACTTCATTCTGTAAAAACATAGCATCGGGAATGCTGGGTTGAACGAACTCATCAAGGTCGTCATCCAAGACTGAACCATGACCTACCATACGCTCAATAAACTCTTCCGCCATATCTCGGTCCACATACAATCCCACTCTCGGCCAAAATCTCATTGTTTCTGTATTCTGCGGCATCTTAATCACTTATCTATACCACAGGTCCTTTACCTACTTAAAAGTTCATCGGCTAATTTCCATAAGTGGCCTACCATCTTCAATGGTTTCAAGAATACGCTCCACATCATCAGTCGTAGTGCCATCACCCAACATGAAAACACTACCTTGCTGTATTTTGACATTCAAAACTTGAAGAAAGATTGCCCGTTCGCCTTTTGTTAATTTCATGATTGCGTCCTCCAAAGTTGCCAAGGTCCCGCAGACTTACCATTTTTGACTCCAAAGATTCTTGAAGTAGTGAAACCAGTTTGAGAGCGGGCTGCATCACTAATGAATCTTCCACGACATTCAAGGCTCCAAGGTTCTTCGGAGAAAACTTTGCGCCAATGGAATTGAGTTTGAGTATCCATTTCTTCGGGAAAGAGAGTTTGCGTTAAATCAAAATGAAGTTTAGGTTCAGCAATGATAACATGAAGGCCCGTTCCTGATGAAGAAACTCTCACCCAAACTTTTCCCCAGCCGAACTCATCTTCAAGATAGTTAAGGGCTTTGACTACAACTGGATTCTCTAAATCCGTATCGTCCCAATCAAAAGTTAGACCACTCATACAGACGCATAGATGCGTCTAACTACTTAAGCCTTAGACTTCTTGGCTTTCTTGTTTTTCATGTATAAGAAACCGCCACCGAGAACTCCAACTGCAAGAATACCTTGCATGGCTCCACTCATTCCACCGGAAGTAGCAACAACGGGTGTTACTGTGGTGCTTTGTGCAGTAATGTTTGTGTTAGTAGTGTTATCAGTTTCAACGGTGCAATCTTGAGTTTCTGTGTGGGTGGCTGGGTCTGTGGATGAACCGCCGCACGAGGATGCTACATCTATACTGCGAGTGCGTGTCTGCTTCCCATCGGTGCAAACTCCCCAATCGCTCCAATCCGAAAGGACTTCATCAACTCCGGCAATATCTCGCTCCTCAACTTCATTAAGGTTGCCTTCTTCGGCTCCAATTCCACTACCAAAGGCTTTACGGGTTATTGGTCGGCTTCTTGAACGACTTTCTTTACATGAACTGCTTTCGCTCCATTCACTCCAAGCACCCCATGAACCTACTTCGGCTGGAATCGCTGATGATACTTTACTACCATTCTCAATAGAAAAGACCTGCAATGTTGGTGTAGTATTGGTGTCACGACCACTTGCTGGCCATGCGGTGTTCAAATCACTCTCCCAAACTTCGGCGACCTTATACATTCCGCTGGTAGTGCCACTTGTGGCGGATTTGGCAGAAGCGAGGCTATCTCTTGCATAACTAAACTCATGTCCCGCAGGGAAGTCTTGATTTCCAAGTGTTTTGGCTTGGTGGAACTTTCCACTCACCAAATATCTTTTTGTATTGGCTTTGTAGCCTGTGGTATTGTATAAAGTTGTAATTGTGGCTGGGCCATACGAGGACTCCGCCCCGAAGTTCAAGGTATCAGCACCAAATGAGTCAAATACTCCGTGTCCGAAGGTCATGGAGAATCATTCCCCTTACGACTACTTAATAGGTTCTCGTTCTTCTTGATTACGATAGTGTTCAACTAAGAGCATAGTTAAGCCCTTATTTCGCCACAAACTCCACCAAACAAAGTAAATGGCTCCAAGACCTCCGATGGCTCCAATGATAGTTAATATCAATAACCACAATATAATGGGGTCCATAGCCCTACCACGGGTAACTTACTATTTAGAACTACTTGGTGTCATGCTGGTATATGCTACCATACCGAATGCTGCAATACCGAGAATCATAAGAATTGGATTCATCTTAGGAGGTTGAGATACTTGAGTAGTTTGGGAACTCATCGGGGCGACATCCAAAAGAGGTTGGCAATCTCCGGCATCATCTTCTGCGAATCCCTCTATACAATCTCCACAATCTCCGGGACTGTCGGCAGTAGCCCGATTCTCTCCGGTGCAATCTCTAACAATTTCCACTTTTTCCACTTTTATGTGGGAGGTCCAGTCATTGATACCATCATCTGCTAAGGATTTAACATTTATTGGACCCACATATTCTTTAGTAGCCCCATCCTCAAAACTTGGGTCATAAGTAGTGTGTTCGTGAAGTGTTACTTTGAATCCTTCGGGAACATAGAGTGCTGATGCTTCATCATTAGGGAAGTCAAAATCTCTATTATTAAAGTCGTAAGCACCTGTTTCTCGGAAAGTTTTAGTCCAACCTTCGGTAAAGTTTTCATCTTCAATAGAGTGTTCAAATAAAATTGGGTGTTCGCCACTAAAGTTGGAAGAGTTACCTTGAGCACCAAAGAGTTTCATTACTCTTTCCCACCCATCATTAAAATAGCACCCAAACCCAATACACCCACGATAATAAGTGGTGTTTTAGATGCGGGTTCGGGTTCAACTTGCATTCCAGTAGTTTGAGTTGTTATGGTTCCGTTTGTTCCGTTCGTTCCGTTTGTTCCGGTTCCATCATCAGTCCCGTCATCAGTCCCGTCATCCGTTCCATCATCGGTTCCGTCATCGGTTCCGTCATCGGTTCCGTCATCGTCACCGTTTCCGCTACCTGTGTCATCGGTTCCATCATCCGAGTCATCATCCGAGTCATCGGAGTCGTCCGAGTCGTTTCCGGAATCGTCATCTGTTGCCTCAATCTTTTTCCAAACATCAAGTAGGGTAACTTGAACTTCGTCATTTATGAGAACTCCGGAAGGGGCTTCTGCTATCTTTACTCCATTCACCTTCAAATAGAATCGTGTGGTTCCGGACCAATCATCGTCAATATCAATTGAAAGTTTATCTCCACCAGTCATTAGGAATGTTGTATTTAGTGCGTCTTTGCTCAAAATACCGTCATAGCCAACAACTATTTCGTTGAAGGTGCTATTCTTGAACTCCGAACCGTGCGCCGCTCTTTTGAGTGCTATTTTCATCTTCACTACATAGTCATCTCTAACATCTATTTCAAGAGCACCGGAGTTTTGCTTACCGGACCCATCATAATCATTTAGGAATAATGTATTTGTGCCGCTCCAAAACCAACGACCTCCATTAGAAGCCGCATATTGTCCGGGGTCACCTCTAATCGTTAATTGAGTGAAAGGCCCCTTAATACAAGTTTCATGTGCACCCGTATTAGGGCAAAAAGATTCTTGAATAGATTTGAAGTTCATAGCGACTCCATCAAGTGTAGTAATCTTTTCATACCCTGTTAGCATGGAAGCATCGGAATGTTTAACTATGGTGGATGCACCGAAGGTGTCCCAACTACCATGTCCGAAAGCCATATAAAGTGATTGACCCTACGACTACTTAATAATGACCTTGGTTTCAACTCCGTGGGCCTTTAGGACATCCAACCCATTTTGAGGATATTCACCACCATAGCATATCACCCGCTTCACGCCCACTTGGGCGATTCGGTGGGCGCATTTAGCACACGGCTCACCATTGACATATAGTGTGCTTCCTTTGCATGAAACTCCTTGACGAGCACAATTAAGGATAGCATTTTCTTCCGCATGAACGCAACCTATATCAGTTTCAGTTCCACTTGGGATATTCTGTGTATCTCTCAAACAACTATCCCCACCACATAAGTCACCACATTGTCCTCGGATATTTCCATTATAACCTAAAGATAGGATTTGATTATCGCTATCCACAAGAATGGCTGCAAATGTCTTACGAGGGCATTTAGAAAAACCAGTAGCAAAATGTCGGGTGGATTCTAACCAAACCAAATCTTTACTGTTGGCTTCAAGTCCCAAACTTCTCCCCTCACTCGGTAATCAAAGTCATGGTATCTTCATTTAACTTACGCTTTTTCTTGACATCTTCAAGAGGGACTTCATACCAGCCATCTCCTTGACCGAAGTTAAAAGTTTCATAGCGATATTTAGCAATTCCATTTTTGAGGCTCCATTTAGCGTTAGCAACAAAGGGGAGTTGGACTCGGTAATTTTCATCATGTTCCACAAGGGGCAAAGTTGGTTCCCAGTCAAGGCTCCCGGGCCTCCATAACATTTTAGCAACCTCTCCTAACTTTTCAGCCCTTGGCTCAAACGGAAGACGGCTCAAACCTACAAGTTTGAGGTTTTCTTCGGAACAAAGTTCTCGGTATCGTTGTAAATAGGGTTGCTGAATATCGTATTCTCTCTTTATCAGTCCCACACTTGGGTGTTCTTCCGCTAAAGCCCACTCATCCGGACCAAAGTTTGGCATAATGTTGTTCACAATTATGTTACCGATTGGTATTTGCATCTTTTTCAAGAATTGAATGGTGCGGAAACATTCTTGGAATCCAGCCTCACTCGCAATGGAAACAAGATTTATATTCACAAACTTTGGGTTACGCAGAATTAGCGTCAGTCGCTCCACCTTGGCACAAATCTGTTCCAAGTGTTCAATTAGTTTAGGAGTGTCCCCTTTTTTGAGTAAAAATCCCTTGATATTATCTATTTTGGCCTTCATACGAAGAATCCTTAACAAAAATGTTCTAATGGCTGCGGGTGCATTAAGAGCCTTCAAAGTATGTCCCGTAGGGGCGGTATCAAAAACGATTATATCGTAGTCGCATGATTGAACTAACTTTAGTATCTCATCAAGGGCAAAAAACTCATCCATTCCAGGAAATGAAGTCATGTCTGTAAAGATTTCCGAATCAAATCCGGGAATCTGTTTAGCGAACATGGCTTCCATGCCGTTCTTCATCTCATCGGCAAATACATTTGCGTTCGCCTCGGCATTGATATTCTTAGCCCATAGATTCTCATTAATTTGAGTAAGGACCCCATTTCCTACGGAAACTCCGAGGGTGTCGTCTGTGCTGTGTGCGGGGTCCGATGAAACTAAAATAGTCTTTAATCCCTTGCTGGCATGATGTAGGGCTGTGGCCGCCGATACGGTGGACTTCCCTACACCTCCTTTTCCTGTAAATAACATCATAGATGCCATAATTCTTAATAGAATCACTAACTACTTCAAGGTTCTGTGTCGTCACTAAGAGTTATCTGTGATGAATGCTATGTCAAATCGCCTAATTTTATCCATTGAAACAATAGGTTTGCTCCAACGACCAATAACTATGATATTGAAACTTCTTTCGGTGTTACCAAAAGTTAGGCCACTATTCAAATGCTCTTGGAACTCTTGACTGGGTGCTACGGCGATAACGATTTCACGAGCAAAATCTATGGAATTATCATCCATGAAGTCAATTCTAAGTCCTTTGGTGGGGATTTCTCCGGAGTAGGCTATTTGGCCATTGATAATGATAACCATATTGAGGTCGGCAAGATATGAAAAGTCTTGGAACGGGGCCAAGACTAATTCTTGTAATTCCACCCCTGCTGGCACGGTTATGCTATTAAATGTGGCCACCATAGGTGATATGGGCGTTTTAACATCGTGACGGTATTCATCGTAAGTTTCCTTTCTTTCCATCACCTATTACTATGTATCTTCAACTACTTAATATCTTAGAATCGGTGCATCTTTTACACCTGTAACCTTATTATGTCGTAATTAGGCTCAAAATTACCGTTTTCCGGTAATTAAATCATACGACCCATGCGGGCTTAGTTGGCCAATTAGTAAAGGCGAGTTCGGGTGTGGCGTAATCTTGAGGAAGATTTAGCATATCGGTCCGCCATGCAAGGAAGGCATTTTTGTCTTGTAATTTGTCGGCATTGGCCTCCAACAAATACCAATCAGTAGCCTCCAAATAACCCTGTCTAATAGTTCGGATTCTATTCCATTGTGAAGCCACATCAGTCCCACCTGTGCGTTCCATATCACCATCTTCATTAGCGACATACGAGGCCATTTCACAACCAATTGTGTTGTCGGCTTGCATTATCGTCAATAAATTGTCGGCAGCAGTAACACTCATAATATATCCTGTGCTTCACTACTACTTAATTCTCACTAATGTATTCTTCATCGGGGTCCCCGCCTTCATCGGGAGCCTTCTTAGGGGCATCTCCGGTATCCATGAAGGTTCCGGCTGGTTTGGCTGGGTCTTCTGCAAGTTGGTCGCCGGGTTCAGTAACACCGCTTGGCGTAGTGTCAAAGCCAGCACGATAGTCACGCTCCACCATTGCCTCAATAGAGTCGGGTGGAACTGATTTGAGAGCACCCTCGGAATCTTTCAATCTTTGCATAGCAGCAATTCCTTTAGGAACGAAATCATAAACTTCAGTATCCATCTGGTCCCTCGTCATCAAGTCGCCAACTTCCCGAGCATAGCCCGATACTTGACTTCGCCTCTTACGCAATCTTCCGCTACGCTCTTTTTGTTTCAGCATATCTTGGTATTCTTTGCCTTGTTGTTCCATCCATTCTTCAATTTCTTCACTCTTGGCAGTTAAGTCCCCTCCATTTTGGAGGATACGAGCCTTAAACCACTCAACATTCTCAACCGTCACTCTCATACCCCAGTCACGCAATTGCATAGCGATAACTGAATCCACCCCATCGTAAAGCATATAATCAATCCATACTCGGGATGTTCTTCCGGTGCTACCAGTAATACGGAATGCTGGAAGTTGAGATGTAAGGACTCCTGTGTAAGTAACTGCGGGATTCCAAGACGATACTAATGTTTGAGTTCCAGCAACTTTCGCTCTTATGCCTGTATTCCCATAAATGTCCTCAACTGTTTCACCAAAGACGACTAAACCATCTAAAGCATTACTCATAGAGATTGGGAAATACTTAGCATTAGTCCAATCTGCACTTTCTGTGTAGGGATTAAAGACGGTTGATTGCTTAAGGAATGTAGTATAAGGTGCATCCACGCTAATAATATCCACTCCCCCACCGGCAGTATCGGAAGTAATAAACAACCATTGGTCCCTATCATTGTCCCACCCAGCCCACATACATTGGCGAGTGCCGAGGACCGTCCCAATGGCAGCCGAAAGTTTGGAACCATCCTCTCGTAATCGTCCCGTGGTATCGTAAGTCCCTTGCGTTGGTGGGGCGGGGGCTACTAAGTTTTGGATTGTTGGAGTTCCCTTATCGTAGGAGAACAAACAAGGTCCTTGAGCGGTAAGGTTCCCATCAAGAGGGTCATACCAGCCAACGGCGGCGTAGCCTTGGAATGATTGAACCCCACCTTGGAACCCTCCATCCGGTGCATCATCATAACGGGGGTAATTGCCGATATATCCTACGAATTGCTTTGTATCGTTATCAAAGAGTGATAAATCGGTGGCTACTCGGCCTTGGTCGTTTTGAGAATCGGAAGTTAGGGCTACTTTCATAGATTCATTTTCCTCCCCAAATGAATAAGTTCTAAATTGTTGGAGGGTGTGGTGCCACTTACTCGGAAGTTCCACTCCGCTGGCAGTAGTTAGTGCACCATCGGCAAACCCCCATGGAAGAACTGGGTCACCAAAGGCGGGCCACGCAGTAAGTAGGAATATGCCCCCACGAGGTTCGCCGGAGGTAAAAGGGGCTGTTGGTTCCTTATACCCCATGTTCCCCACTACAATAGCCACCGGTGATGTATCGGTTGCACTAACGGCAGCAATAATTTCAGCAGGTGGTAAGAGGTCTATTCCAGCCGCACCGACCATACTGAACTCATTCAAACTGGGATTCACACCATCGGTTATATCTTCCGCATACCATCCTGTGTTTTGTGGTTGGGTGACACCCTTAATAATCCCCGATGAAAACGCATTTTGACAAGCCGAGTAAAAAGATAGCCTATCCCATGGGGCAACACCGTCTTTCATGTTTTTTTGATACTGGGGAGAGGCATTGATACCCATTATGTATGGGGTTTCGTATTGCGTTAAGCCCAGACTATTAGCCGTGTTTATTTGGCCTGTGAGGAAGAATACGGTATCTAAGGCACCCACTAATGTTGGGCCTATTTTGACTCCACTTACGCAACGCATCCCGAAAGCCGTTGATAGGTGATAGCCATTAGTTACAAGTGAGTTATTGGTGGATGTCAGCCCACCTCCTGTTGGATTAGTCCCATCGGGCAAGACTCCATCCTCATAAAGAACTCGCTCATAGGGTTGTGCAAATGCCTCAAGATTTGACAGACTCATAGCGGCTGTTTCATTCCAAGTCCTTGTAACTCCAAAGCGAGCAATGGATTCAACATTAGTTTGGTCCACCGGTCCGATTTGAAATGACCCCAAAGAGTCCCATGTGTAGGTCGGTCTTTGAGGTGTTAGAGGTGTGTCTATTGTAAAGTTTAGGAGTGCAAACGAGGCAACGGTTTTAATATCCGTAGGAGTTATACCCTTACTAACATGATGTCCGCAAACGGCAAAGTTTAGTGCAGGGATGGATTCTCCTACTGTTAATGTTTCACGAGATTTCACCGGTGCGACTGCATACAGTCCAATACCTTGGTCTGCATTATCCCATTCGGCTGGATTGGAGGCCAGCATAGTCGTGGGATATAGCATTGGGAAGAATGTGTAGTTAGCAGGGTCAAAAAATCCGGGTGGAGCACCGGTGCCAGCACCGAATCCAGTAGTTACATTGTAGCCTCGGTGCATCAAGATGAAACCATCCCAAGCATAACCCGGACCACCGGTGTTATAAATCTCTTGCCAATAAGCACGATAACTCCCTACAATAATATAAATACCGTTATGATAATAACCATCTCGTATGATGTATTCTCCGGTGGGTGAGCCAACCTTACCTGTAACGCTGAACCATCTTTGTTGAATCTCTTGACCTCCTAAGATTCCATTACCGTAACCGAAATCGCCTCCACCCCCACTCGTGCTGGTGTTACCTAACCAGTCCGGCAATTCATTCCACCAAGGATAGTTAGTGACATCTAATTTATAGGACAGACTCATAATATCACTCAACCATTTAATGCAAACTTAATAGACCATGTGTAAGCCGGGGCCTCGTATTTTTCTGTGGTATCAACAATTGCATTGGAAAGGAAATAGGTAAAATCCCAATCGGTGTCCGGTGGGATTTCAATATGCCAAGCCCCTACGAAAACTGGGCTATTGGAAATTGTAATTGGGTATGGTTGTGCATCTCCGCTAACTCCAACTCCGGGAAGACCATCGGGGTTCTTGAAATAAGTTGAGGTCCCAAGATTAAAGTTCACATAACCGCCGGGAACCCAGTTCTCACCCAAACCATAAATACCCGGTGTGCTACCGAAATAATGAATAACATAAAACTCATCCGAAGAAGTCCTTTGACGATTTTTGAGGGTGGCATCCCCGATACCGGAAAAGAATACAGATTGTGGAGTTTCCAAATCTTCCAGTCTTTTTGGTGGGAGATTTCCGAGGTCGGCTACGAACCATTCGTAACCTTGACGGCGCATAGACATACTACTATGTATTCCCTCGTGATACTTGAAGGTTCGCACTACTTCTTGTTTGGCTTGCTATGAAGGCCAGTAGCACCCATGAGTTTATCATGAAGGTCGTTCATGAGTTTCTCATTATCCATAGCCTTCTTAACTGCCTTACTATCTTTTTTCGTAATCAAGTCCACCCAAGAAGGTTTATCAGCCGCAGGTGCAGTAGGTGGTAGGGGGAGTGATTTTGGGTCCCTCGGCTCTTTTTTGCCATTATCAAATGGGGACTTAGACTTCATACACCTTATTCATTAGATGTTCTGCTACTTGAGGGTTCGCATCTTCACCACGCCATGAATTATAACGAACTGTCATACGAAGTAGTAACTTCGCCAATCCATATCTCTTTGGCTTCAAGACCTTCCCTCATTCAAGTGGATGGCGAACATCTTTATCACCAAGAGTCCACCGCAATGTTTTGACAACGCCTTGTAAGGCTTTGAAGTTGCGAGCGTGATAAGTCCACTCCTTGCTGGGGCTTCTCCCCTTGGGTGGTGTGTTCTCCAAAAGTTTCAATTGATGAAAATTAAGAGTGCGTTCTGCCTCACGCAACATATCTTCTATTTCATCCCATGAACGGGTATAACTAAAATGTTCGGAATCTTGATGGTCGTTCATACTCGCTCAAGACCACTTGTGAGGCCCTCCTATTTAATCTTTCCGGCCTCTTCGCAAAATGCGCTTAAATCTATGGTAAAGTCCATCTGCTTGATACTTGAGGCAATCTTGGCTTCCATTTTATCTGTGCAAAAGTTACACCAGCCATAATATAAGCGAGCATTATACATCCAACCATTTCCATCTAATTCTTGCTTAACTCTCAACTGGGTTTCTTCATGAGCAGCATTACAGCACCTACAACGCTCCCCATCCTCCCAAGAACTCCAACTCGTGTAAGTAGCATCCCATTCGGAATCTTCTAAAGTTAATTGGAGCCAGTCTTTTTCCCTTTGCTCACGAACTTTGAGTATTTCTTGAGGAATCCAGTCGGAACTACGATTGGGATGGCTTCTCATCTCCTTGTGCTGGTCCGTCATGCGACTACGCCAAAAGGACATATTGTATAGATTAGATAATTCTTTGGAGTGGAGGTCATAGTATGCTCTCTTAGCATCTTCCTTATCACTTTGAGCATCACGAAATAGTGATGGTGTGTTTCCAATTCCTAATTCCCAGTTTCCTAACATAGTATCATCTTCCATAGTGTGGATATTCTAAAAATCTGAAAACTTTCGGAGAATCTCGGAAAACTTTCCGAAAATAAAATGTTTAACACTTTATGTGACATTACTATGCTCTCCAAACTTTCACCAAACATTTGTCTATCTATACTGCCGATGTTGTCCCAAAAATGATTTGAATCTCGGAATTAGAGATTTGAATCTTTTTTTGAGCAAGACGGACGCAGTAGGAGTCATCTTAGTTGAGCACTAATTTTGCTCCAAACTTTTACTTTCCTATTGCTTCCCATTCTTTGTCGGATATGTTATCTTCCATATTCTTGATGAAGGCACCACGGGATGACTCGGGCATCTTATCTAACATATCATTGTAAATGTTGGCTACTTCTCCCATCCAAGGGTTCGCTGCAACCCATTCATCAGTAAAGAATCCTTCTTCCATAGCACCTTCCAACGGATTAGGGACTGCAAAGATAGGTGGTGTTGTTTCACCCCAATTAGCAAATGGCTCAAACTCCATTGCTTCAAATGCCTTTTCATAACCAATAATCATGGCTTCCTCAAACTCCCCTAAAGAAGATTCAGTAGCACCACTACCTTGTCTGTCACGATTCAACAATTCTTGTTTGAGGTCCTTGATTAGCCAAGGCTTATCCAATTTATTATCGGAATTAAGGTCATTCAATGTGTCCCATAGATTAGCGTTAAAATCACTACGCTCCAATAAATCACTACGCACAACTGACCTATCATTCGTTCCGGTAAAGAATGCAACCTCAAAGAAACTCCAATCTTCGGAATCGTCTTTGAACAAGACCATGTAGGGCCGAGTTAAATCAACAGTAGTTTGGTCCCAATGTAGGGGTTCCGCTACAATCGCTCTCCCATTGGAAGTATATTTTTCCGGGTCTTTGATAACATTTTTTAGTGATACAATACCTGCGGCCGTTAAGAACGGGGCAAACTGGTCCTTAATGCTCGCCATATACTATCGTATATGTCTTACGACTACTTGAAGTTACACCTTAATGGTATATTAGTTTTCAAGAGTGTCTAAGATACCGTCACCATCGTCATCATCGTCAAGATAGTCGGATAAACCGTCATTATCATGGTCAAATTGACCGGTGTTTGTGTTACCATCGTTGATTTCAAACCAGTCGGAAAGACCATCATTATCATCGTCTAAGTCTGTCATATCCCAAATACCGTCATTGTCGTGGTCGTATCGGAACTCACTCCACATACCGCCGAACTCGTCCACATCTAAGATGTTGTCGTTATCGTCATCGGTGTCTATGCCATCATTCATACCGTCATTGTCGTGGTCCCGAGAAGCATCACTTCCGTTCTCATACAAGTCATTCCAGTTATCTATGCCATCGTTGTCAATGTCAAAATCATATCGGTCTTCTATACCATCGTTATCATGGTCGTAAATGTTCGTGTTATCCCAACCATCGGTAACTTCTTCTCGGTCATCTAAGCCATCCCCGTCATCATCATTGTCGTCATTATCTTCAATGCCGTCATTATCGTGGTCCATTGGGCTATCATCAGTCATGTCGGGGATTCCATCGTTATCATCATCGGTGTCTATGTCATCGGGGATTCCATCACCGTCATTGTCGTTATCACCGTTAATGTCTTGATTATCCAATTGCTGGCCTTGTTGTTGGTCGGTTGCGTCACCTTGTTGGCCTTGCTGACCGTTCTGTGTTTGACCTTGCTGTTGTTGATTTTGTCCGTTTTGGTTGTTGCCATTTTGGTCCGTGCCTTCTTGTTCGGTCTGCTGACCTCCCTGCTCGCCACCGTTTTGTTGCTGACCTTGGCCATTGTCTTGTTGCTGACCTTGTTCACCGTCTTGGCCTTGCTGTCCTTGCTGTCCTTGCTCATCACTTTGACCGCTTTGTTGTCCTTGTTGGCCCGCTTGACCTTGTTGGCCGGAGTTCTGTCCTTCTTGTCCGTTTTGACCTTGTTGTTGGCCTTGGCCTTGTTGTTGGCCTTGTCCCTGTCCCTGTCCCTGTCCTTGTCCTTGTCCTTGACCCTGACCCTGACCCTGACCTTGACCCTGACCTTGACCTTGGCCCTGTCCCTGTCCCTGTCCTTGGCCTTGGCCTTGTCCTTGTCCTTGTCCTTGTCCTTGTCCTTGGCCCTGTCCTTGACCTTGGCCTTGACCTTGGCCTTCGCCCTCTCCTTGTCCTTCACCGCCACCTTCGGTGCCACCGTTTCCGCTACCCTCATCGGAGTCTTGGAAATCGGGGTCGTAAGCATCGGGAATACCGTCACCATCGGAGTCCGATGATGAACCATCATTAGGGTCATTAGGGAAAGCATCTTGGCCATCGGCCACACCATCCCCGTCTGTATCTGCATTATTTGGGTTTGTTCCAGCCGCATATTCTTGTGCGTTGGTTAAACCGTCACCATCGGGGTCTGCATTAGCATCTCCACCACTAAGAGGGTTGAGTCCATTAGCGACTTCCCATCCATCGGGTAAGCCGTCTGCATCCGAATCGGCATTATTCATATTAGTGCCTTGTTGCTGTTCTTCGGCGTTGGTTAAACCATCACCGTCCCAGTCTGCGCCACCATCGGAAGGGTCTAATGGGTCGGACCCATCAGCACTTACGCCAGCAACACCTACGCTCATAGCGAGCATAAAGGCCATTAAAATTGTAGTTATCGTTCTTTTTAGTTTTGAATTAGTATTTTTATCCATATCTTTTCACATTCGTGTATTTCGTTCATAGGGAACCCGCTGTTCCCTCTAACACTTTCATTGTGAGTGCAACTACTTAAAGATTCGGAATATCAAAAATCGCTTAGAATATCAATAATTGGGTTCCCAATTATCGTATCTGCTGTCTTCAAGACCCTCCACATAACTAACACGGGCTGAATAAATGTCATCATCGGAAGCATAGATTTCAGCAAAGATAGTTTCTAACAAACTATCCATTTGGGATTGAAGAATGGCCTCTTTATCGGGTGAATCTTTGTAATCATTAACAGTATAGCCGCTGTAATAATGATTGAGTCTAATAAGTTGATTTAGTGTAAGCATACGGATAAACTCTTCGGCTTCGTCTTTTGCATCATCTTCAATCATAGAGCCAGTCATGTCTTCCCAATTGCTACTACTCCCCGCATCACTAATTGCATCCGAAACTTCATCACTAAGATTAATAATGAATGGATTTAGGAACTGGTCGTATTCTTCCTCATCCATTACCATACTACGGAGTAATTCTTTATTCCATTTCTTAGCATCTGCTGGACTAATGGCAGTTCTTTGCCAAGGATTCAAATAACCTTTCCTCGGACCATACTTTTCATAGACTAAGTTTGGATTTTTGTCTAAGCGTATTCTAACACTTGTTCCACTACCAACGATAACTTTAGAACTCTTCTCCAAAAGAATGACTTCATCTTCGGAATATATCTTTTGACCCCATACCCATAGAGGTTCCAGTAACATAACAGTAGTTTGTTCTGTTTTAACACCATCCAATTCTAATGAGGACTGGTTCAAGATACGAACATTAGCAAGTGCAGGGGGATATTGAGTCCACGGTTGAACCACTACGGTATCAGTCATACCTAATGGTAGGTGGGCCTCCTATATGAAGATTACCTTCACTTCTTAGATTTCTTAGCCTTGCTACCTGCTTTACGGTCCACAGGAACAGCGACACCACGGCCACCACGGAACTTGTTTTTGTTCAGTCGTGCTCTCTTCTTGAGTGTTTCCTTAGTTTGTCCTCTTGAGGACATACCTGCTGCTCCGGATTGAGGGAGGCATCGTGGGAATGATTTTCTAAACTCCGCTGGGGACATATCTTTAGTGTAGGCACGGCCACAGTCGCCATGTGTTACATGAGCCTTGCGGTCCGAGAAGTCCACGGCTTTTCCTTTGTCGTTTCCTCTTTGATAGTTACCATCGTAATAGTTAGTAAGGCTATTCTTGCCAAGGTTTGAACTCTTAGCACCTTTGTGAGCGGCTTTAGTTGCTCCACTCCACTTTCCACCTGCTTGGTTATACAATTGAACTGCGTATGCGCTTGCGTGAGGTGAAGGCCATACTCGGTATTCTTTGGAAGCCCTTTGCTTTGACTTCTGCCAAAGTGCCTTATCTTTCGGGCAAGCCCTGTCGGATTTAGCACAAGGGTCATTATCTGTTCCTTGAGTTGCTGCACGGCCACGCTGACGAGCGGAAGGGTTCTTGGACTTCTTACTCTTTAGTGATGTTTCAGCACCCATTGTTCCCATAACTGTTCCAATGGAAGCGTCCAAAGGATTATCGCCGGAGTTTTCAACAAGTGAAGCAACCGCAGTTTCCGGTAGTGAGATACCACCATAATTTACAGGAGTTCCTTGACCGGAGCCACCTGCTGAACCTGCGTATTGTGTGAGTCCCATGTTCCAATCTTTTCCGCCATCCATTTCAGCGTCCATTGCTTGCACACGAGAGTATGCACGAGAGTTGTCAAACTTTTCAGTTCCTTTAGATTCATCCCTTCGGTCTTTCATAGACTGGTGCATTCCCGATTCTTTGTGGGACATTCCCAAACTTTCATCTAATTCATCATTGTAACCTTGACCTTTGTGGTGTTCGGAATAGTATTTACCGGATGCGTCCATAGTCATAACATCATCATACTTACGACCCATCATTGAATGGTCTTTATCCATTGCGGAGGCTTCATCTCTTCGGTCCTTCATAGATTGTGAGTGAGAGCCACGGTGACGCATACCCATAGATTCATCCATCTTGTCATTATAGCCTTGTGCATACATAGTTTTGCTTTCTTCTGCCTCGTGCCTATGCCAATTGCCTTCTTTATCTTCTATCATAATAGCGGTAGGATGTTTTGTATCTAATGTATCAAAGGCCATAGATACATCAATACTTTCTTCTTTTACGGTGCCATCCTCTAATTCTATGTATAGTGTTCCATATTTAATCCACCAATCTTTTACCATACCTTTTGCGAATAAATGGTTTGACTCTAACTCATCCATCTCAATAATAGCATGGCCTTCATAGGTTAATTCCATTTGCGTTATGTTGTCGTTGTGAGCATTCTTTTGTTCCGCCCACATAATGTTAGATGGGGGAGAGGATGGTGAGGAAACTCCGGCACCGTCTTCCCAAGAAACTACTTGGTCGCCAGCGGAACCTTCAGCACGGCCATACCATTGTGGAACTCCATAGCCCAATGGGGCTTGTTCAACAACGGAGTCCATAGCGGTGTAACCTTGTAGTGAACGGCCTTCTTGAACTTCAAGAGGCTCAATGTAAATCTTATCGGAATCCATTTTGGTTCCTTCAATAATTGGATTATCTTCTGCTTGGAAATTAACTCCACTAATTTCTGCGTTTTGGCGGGGTAGGTCTTCAAAAATGTCCCCAACAGATGCGTCCGGATAAGGACGACCTTCTGCTCCAAGGTCAAAGGCAACGCCATGACCCATTGGTGCTTCAACAACTACTGAATCAATAGGTGTATAACCATCAAGTGAATAGTTAGTAGTAGGTTCGTATTGACCTTCTGCTCCCCATTCAATCTCGGAGGGAGTAGCAACGGCTGGTTCATAGGATTCAGTCGGGCCATTGTCTTCCGGTGTGTAATCCGGTGATGAAGAACCTTCGGCCTTCATGCGGAAGTATTCTGCCATGTGTCGGCGATAGTCAGCATCAGTCATACTTGAAACTTGGCGACACGACTACTTAAAGTATCACTCGTCAGCCAATTTAGGGAGTTAAGCCATAATCGGAAAGAAGATAATTATTCCTAATAATGCAAACAACAAACCCCATGCCAACTTACGACCCCAAGAAAGGGCCTCCCCTATCTCTCCCCAATCTTCCCAAATCTTATTAGTCATGTATTCAAACCCCTACTTCTCCCCTCTTTTCAATATCACAGGCAAGGGAACTCCAAATGGTAGTTAAGACTGGCGTGAACTTCATAATAGCCACACTCATTACATTCTGTCCTATACTCTAAGGTAGCACGGTTAGTGCATTCATACTGTTCAACATCAGTTGAGTCGCAGTCCGGATTGTGGCACATAGCCTATCCTATGGTTAGGTCCTATATTAAGGTTAGGATTGGCTTTGCTGGGAACTGTAATAACTGGTAATGTGGTCCCTGTCGCACACGACAAACTTAGGAAGGTTAGTCTGTAATTCCGACCATGAATAATCATAGACGGACTTTGGATGGGTCTTACCACCGGCAGGTCCCCATGATTGTCTGTCCGAAGGTGTCTTAAGATAGACTTCAAGATTAAGTCCGTTATCGGAACCGGTAACTACACATTTTCCACCGAGGTTATCAACTAACCATCGGCGTTTCTTGGAGCGTAATTCCTTTTTACGGTCCACCGCTTTACTAACTAAATCTTTTGGCTCTTTATTGGCTTGATACCACTTCTTATTGTAAGAAGCCATGTATTGCCGTTTCTTCTCGGGGTCTGCATAAGGCATGAGTTATAATCTCTTCGCCCTACTACTTAATGCTTCTTGTATTCAAGCCCCGCCGTGAGGTTGGCCAAGGTGAAATAACTTTTGTTGGCCTTCATCCTTATTAGGGGTCTTAATGGAAAAGACTTCACCATTTTGTTTGCACTTCTCATCTTCATAAGGAGCCACCATTCGGCGATAGATTTCTAACTTGGCTGCTTCGGTAGCACCCAGTAAAGTATTGTAAAGGGAATAACTCTCTCCTTTGGCGGCGATTACCCCATCGGCCACACGGCAGATGGCGTAGTTTAAGCCGCCCGGAACTGAAACATTACTTTCAAGGAGGACTTCTAAAATATCGTTGATGTGTGAATCCAACTTCTCTCGGGCATCTTGTGTAAGATAGGGCATATCATCCCTATAATGCGGGGAGGTATTTAATCTTTACATTCCCATCATGGTGGCAAGTAGGGCAACTAAGCCCGGAGCCATGACGAGAACTAAGTCCCAACGCATCTTATTATCTATTTCTTCCTTAGCAACTGCTCTTTCTAAGGCTTCTAATCGGGACATTAGCGGAGGTCGGCCATTCCCATCACGAATAATTTTAAGGAGAGAGCCTACATCGGCTTCGGTAACACGACCTTGCTCTTGCAGACGAATGATTGCTTCACTTAAGTGTTGATTGTTCGCTATACTTGAGCGAATCAATTGAAGGAGGTCTTTAGTGAACTCATTAGAAGGGTCATCCGATGACTTGGCCATCCAGCGTCCCCCAATTTTTCAATATCAACTCTAATTCTTTGAGCGTGGTTGATTTTGATTGCGTGGTATGTCCCATATACTCACATAATGTGTTGTTATATTGACATCCGGTGTGGAGTCTAACCAATGTGGCTTCCAACTCGCATACTTTCGCTACCATAAACTTCACGCCTATTATTTCTTTTGCTGCTTACACTAACATTATTCCATAAACTCGGCTTTGAGCATACAGACTGCGGATGCAAGGGCAACTACTCCAACGGCATTCCCAACGCTAACACCCATGATAGACATATCCCAAAGAGGGGCTACCATATCAGTTGCTACGCTGTGAAGTCCGACAAGAAGCAGAACGCCCATTACGACTTTTCCATCAGTTAGGGTTGTGCAGATTTTATCTATCATTCCAGTCATCTTAATTCACCAGTAGTTACGATTTATATTCCCCGACTACTTAATGATTGCTAAACTATCTCATACGGTCAAGGGCTTCCTCGTAAGATTTGGCGTTTCCGCTAATAACCATTTGCCTTATTCGTTGTATTGCGTCACCTAATGCGGGACCCGCAGCGATATTCAACGCCTCGGAAACTGTATTACCAAACCCTTTCGGCATCGGTGTAGCGTCCTCAATAGTGCTTACTTTTTCCCTAATTTCTGTCAAGTATTCCATCCTCCCAGCAAACTTGTCCCCTTTACTCCGCATAGATGAATCAAAATAAGCCACACTACACAAGAGGGTGAAATCTTCGTGACTTACCATCTCGGCAACTTTCTTGAACTTCTTACTATCCCAAAACTTTCCAAGGTGGAATAGGGTCACCCATGTAATCGCATCCGTTTCCTTACGGCTGAACTCAAATGGGGATGTCTTGGCCTTTGACCCATAGTTATCATAAAAGATAGTAGCACCCACGCTCTCGTGTGCGTGGAAGGAGAACCAATCTCCTTTGGTTGATGCTTCGGCAGTAGCCTTCTTGCCGATGTCATGGAAAAGTAAGGCCCATGCAAGGATGTCGGAGGCCCCGCCACCTGCTGTGCGGTAACCAAACTTTTCAAAATATAATGGGGTGGGTGCGGGAGGGGATAACTTTACTGCGTCACCAAGTCTGTCAAAGATAGCGCAATAGTGGCCATACACGGAACCTTCCGGATGATATTCGGGATTGTGTTCTAAGTCTTTGATGTTTCTAAGTTCAGGCATCAGCAATGGAATGAAACCTATTTCATACAATTCTTGAAATCCTCCTTTCTGCATCAAAACTTTACCCATCTCATCCCTCATGCGTGGTGGAGATATTCTTTCCATCCATTCTATGTTATCAACAATTGCTTGACGAGTTGCAGGGTCCAATTCAAATCCATATCTTGTGCTGAATCTCAAGGCTCTTAACATTCTTACAGGGTCCTCATTAAATCTTAGGCTTGGTTTGCCAACTGCCTTAACAATCCCTGCTTCTATGTCGGCCTTGCCATTCAACAAGTCCACTATTTCAAAATCCTTAGTCATGGCAATGGCGTTAATAGTAAAGTCCCTACGCTTCAAATCTTCTTTCAAAGTTTGGGCTGGGACAAGAATGGGTTTGGTCCTATCTTTCTTACCGTTAGCATCTCTTTCAAAACCTAAATCTTTTCGGAAAGTAGCAATCTCAATATCATGAGGTTGGCCCTTCTTATGATTAGGAAAATTAACTAATGATACAAGGTTAGCAATACTGACTGCTCCTTGGCTCCCAGATATGTAACTGAACCCTTCCAAACTTTTGACAACTTCTTCAACTTGGGACGGAGTTGCTTTAGTTGCTATATCCAAATCTTTGATGGGATTACCCATGATGGTATCTCTTACCGCTCCACCCACAATGTATGTTGGGTAACCTGCATCTTCTAAGGCAGTCATTAATAGGATAGTATTATCCACTTCTATGTATTCAAGACCCAAAGTTACTCCTCCGAATCGTCCCACTCCAAGTCGGCAAAGAGTGGGTCTGCAATTTTTGGTTTTCCTTCCGACCAATCAACATTCCAATCATTGGCCCCTTCCTTTCCTTTCACCAATCCGCAATCGGGACATAGCACAAAACTTAGACCCTCAACTGTGGTTGTGTGGAGTGGCCCTATGCCACAACTTCCACAACCAAAAGTTTGGTCTTCTTCTGCCATGTAGTTGTCTGGTTCCCAGTCATGGACCATATCTTCAATATCATAGAGTGTGTTTTCCAAAGTTTCGTAAATCTCATCATCACCTAATCCCGCTGCTCGGGCTTCGGTAACTTTCTGTTTGATAAGAACGGCGATAGATTTATTGATTTCTTCTAAGTCTGCTTGGGCCTTATTTTTGGCAGCGAGGTTACTTTGCTTTTCTCGTAATGCTCTTTCCTCTTCTTCTTTCTTTTTCTTTGCGGCTTCTGCAACGGAGTTTAAGTTCTTAGACTTATTGTAAATGGACGCTAAATCTGCTCGGCTAATTGGTGGGCTTTTAGCGTATGCTTGAAAGAGTTCTTCCATTGTAGGTAGTCTAACCATTGTGGCGTATCGGTATGGAGCGGACTTTACACCCTCCCAATCTTTGATGTTATATCTCCACCCCGCACCCACAGTAGCGGAATATCCATCCACATTTCTTCGGCGACTCAAATTGGCAAATACCATTGGACTCATAGTGAAGTAGTTGGAACTACTGGTGTAACCTCCATCTGTTTGATACTCAATGTATGAATCTTCATCGGATGTAATTTCGGGGAAAGTAGTGTAGGGTCTTAATTTAGTCATTCGGGTGAAAACTTTACCGGCTCTCCGTCCATCCCGGGATTTGAAAGTATCGTCTGTCCCGTCCCATGAACCAAAGTTTTTCATGGAGAGTGTTTCAAAAGAATAAGGATTTCTTGAGGAATAATAAACATTCCCATATCCACCATTTACTTCAAACGGGGACCTGTCGGTGGCAACCATCTTGATGTCTGCATAGGGGCCTTCCATTAACTCACAATATCGGATTAATTGTAACATACCGTCAAAGTCCATGCCATTGTTTGTTCCGGCTATGTAGTCCACTATTTCTTGGTCGGACATATTTTGCATAGCAACATAGTCTTTGAGTTCTGCTCTCAACCATTCTTGCTCACGCAAACTTTTCATGTAAGCATTATTGGCAGTAGCATTTTGAACTGATGTTAAATCATTGCCTTCATTTGATGTTTGAAATCTTGCGTGTGCCATACATAAGCCACTAAAATACTGCTGAACTAATTTAGATTCCTTTTTGCTCATGTTTGAAATGGTAAAATCCCGGTTCCAGTTATATTTTCGGCTGTCATCGGATGGTAACTGCCCAGCCATCTTGTCTTTGACAATGGCATTCAAGGGCTTCTTGGCCTTGATGTTATATGATTTCTCAAAAGTTTGCTGTCCGACATCTGTATAAGTTGCCCGGGGTGCTTCTAAGGTAAGAGTTTCGGCAGCCAAACCATAGTAACCTTCTTCTTTTACAGGAAGTCCAACAAAAACCGCATAACAGGCTTCACAACAAAATCCACGAGTCCCTACGGCTAAATCTTCCACAACAAACTTGGCATCGTGATTGCACATTGCACACTCGCCTTCGGTTAGCCAACTATACGGGCTACTATCTTCAGCGGCCAAACCTTCATATTTGTGTAGGCAAACTGGTCCGCAGAAATGTTCTTCCTTGACGGTGAATGTTTCTCCGATTACTCCACAATGGGAGCACTTATTGGTGTCGGCCTTTGTGCGAACAAAAGTTTGCTCGGCTCGCTTACTACGCATTTCGGGAGTTTTAGGTGTCTTGCCTAAAACTTGGTAAATCTCATCCTCGGTTTCTCCTCCAAGGTATTTGTCTGTGGCCCGGTCAAAGATTCCATATTCATTAAGTTTCATTCCTAACTTTTTCGCTCGCATCCTCATACCGATATTGTAACCAGCGGGACCTGTAAAGTAAAGGAGTGCGGCACCCCATCCTTTGGTGGATGAAACACGAAAGTCCACTTTATGGCCATCAATCACTATCTGTGTCTTTTGTTCTCCTAACCAATTAACTTGGGCTGGGTTTATGTCTTGGACTATCATAGGTAATGTCATCCCTTTCTTGGGAATGATGATAACATCTAAATCGCCGGGACTTTGGGAACCTCGGCGGTAACTACCACAAACTTCCAGTCGGTCCACATAAGGAGCCATAAGTTTCTCAACTTTTTGAACTAAATCTTCGGCTTCGGCACGGGTCATGCGTTCGTCTTCGTCCCGGTCTTCTGCATCTTTTCTTTTGCGTCCTAACATTTCGTCTATTTCATCAACGGAACCTGCAAGTGAAATCCCTTGCCAACTATCATCTTCCGCTGCGAGTAGTTGTGGATTTTCTTCGGCCTTAATGCCGTAAAAATATAAAAGGAATGCCGACAAGCCAGCAAGTCCCGCAATAGAATATCCTAAACTTTTAGGTCCGGGCATCTTACCTGTATAGGTATCTTTAGCCACTACGATGGCAGAATATGTATTCCAACCTACCAGTAAAAACGAAGCCGTGACGATAGCATCCATAGATAAGGATTATCCATCCGACTACTTAATGGTGGGCCTCACTACTCCGTAGGAGCAAGTTCCTCGGTTGGGATTGGAGTATCACCAATCTCACATATACCAGAAGGGCAATCGGAAACCACAGTTCCAATGATTGTATCTTCCCTATCATTCAAGTAATCAATCGCTTCTTGAGCCGTCATTGGTTGGAGTGGTTCATTGCCACGACTGCCGGAACGATACACCGTAGTTCCCTTAAGTTGAGGTCCATACTTTAACATCATTTCTCCAAAACTTTCAACTGGATAATCATTTGGAACATTGATTGTTTTAGATACTGCGTTATCAATATGCTTTTGGCAAATGACTTGCATTTTCAAATGTGATTCAACATCAATATCCATTGCCCCTACAAACACTTCTGCCAATTGTTCCATATCTCCGCTTTCACGATAAAGTTGCTCAAAGAGAGGGTCAATAACAACTTCTGTTTTCAATACTCTATCATTGCTACCTTCTGCATCTGCATAATAAGTTCGCTGATAGCCCGGTGCAAAGATTGGTTCAATACCGGATGAGGTCGCTGCAAGAATGCTGGTGGTGCCAGTTGGAGCGATTGTTAAAACGGCACAGTTTCTCATACCGTGTTCTTTAATTTTATTTCGCAAACTTTTCGTAAGTGTCTTACAGAATCCGGACTCAAGGAATGGGTCTGCTTTGAAAGATGGGAAACATCCTTTCTCGGCGGCAAGATAAGTGGAGGCTTCATAGGATTTCTTTTTCATGAAGTTGAAAACTTGGTCCACTTTCTTCCTTCCATCCGCTCTATCATAACGAAGGCCAAGTTTTACGAGAGCGTGTCCCAGTCCCATAACGCCCAATCCAATACGGCGGACATCTTTACAGTTCTTTTCAATTTCTGCGAGCGGGTATGTATTGACATCCAAAACATTATCAAGGAACCTTACACCAAGATTAACTGAATCATTCAATGCGTCCCAGTCAAAATCGCTGGCATCTTCATTGATGTGTTGTGCAAGGTTGATGGCTCCAAGGTCACAACAACCATAGGCTTCAAGCCAAATCTCACCACAAGGGTTTGTGGAGATAAGTGGTTTGTGATAATGAATGTTATTCATCTCATTAGCAAGACCGATGTTCAAGATTCCCGGCTCTCCGGACTCCCAAGCATTCTGCACGATGAGGTCCCAAACTTCTTTGGCTGGATAGGATGTAACGGTGTTCCCTCTCCAAACAACTTCAATATCTTCGTTGTTTTCAACTGCGTCAAAGAATTGCTGGTCCACTAAAACGCTTATGTTAGCATTCTTCAAAGTTTGGTCTTTTTGGTGTTTGATGAGCGGGCGGAGAACAGATTCAATAATGTCTGCATCATCCGGAATGCCATCGGCGAAAGCAACTTCCATCATCTTAGTCTTTTCCGCTGGTGGTAGGTATGGGAAGGCCGAAGTAATCGCTTCATTGAGTTTATCTTCGTCTGCTAAATCCACTTTGTTGAACTTCTTGTGAAGGAACTCCATCAAATCCCCATGATTGTAAGCAAGGCACATCATCAAAGCAGTTCGGCGGCCACCGCCACTCTTGATAACTTCGCCAGTTTGATTGATAACTTCCATTAAGGAAACTGCACCGGTAGCCTCGCCACCGGTTCCCTTAATTGAGGTTCCTCTTGGGCGGATAGGTGAGAAGTTCATTCCCACACCGCCACCGGTTCCGGAAATTACGAGCATATCGCTCACAGTCTTTCCCCAACCTTCACGGCTGTCATCAGTAGGGACTACGAAACAATTAAGCAACTGTCCTTTAGGGCGGCCACTTCCATACCAAATGCGTCCGCCGGGAATAAACTTAGCAGATTGTAGGGCTTCTGTAAAACGAGATTCCCACTTTGTCCGGCTTCCATTTTGTTCAGCCGATGCAATGTGTGTGGCAATTCGCTTACAAGCGTCACCCCAACTTTCCTCTCCATTAAGAGAATATCTTTGGCTAAATATCACGCTGGCAAAATCAGTCGGCTCATACTTCTCGGTCATCACACATCACAGATTTATTCACTTGCACTTACAGATACTTAATGGTTGGCACAAGGGCCGTGAACGGCGGACTCGGTGGCCGCATAAACAAGACTCAAGACCTGTGTATTCAAGACCCTAATTGATTCTTTGAAAGATAGTCGGCGTTTTTCCGGAGGCTCTTTCAATAACCAAAAAGTCACGGTCTTTCATCATCTTAGCAGACAACTCACGCTTGGTCGGCATCTCTCGCCTTCCGGCATCAAGCAGCCGCCCTACGAGGGCTGGCACAGTTATCGTTTCTTCTATGGCTACCAATGCTTTGGCGGCCTCATAATTTGTCGGTTTCGTTCTCATTGTATATCAACTCTTGCTCATTCTTGGTGCTACTACTGCGGTGAAGGTTAAACCCTCGGTTTGAATCCACTCAATCCTAATTGGTAGGTCTTGACCTCCCATAATGGTGGCTTCGGATTTCTTCGCAGCGTGTAGGACTTCTTTAATTTTAGCCACCGTGTAGGAGGTAACTGCATCTTCTTCAACTACCCAATCTTTAGGTGTTGGATTCCATTCAATAGGTTCTTCACCGTGCATGGCTTGAAGATAAAGTTTGTTCTTTCCAGCAATCAATTTGAAATCTTGAACTGTGGCGGGAATTGTGCGAACAAAATCCTTCAAACCTTTGGTGGCTACATTGCCACTAAACTTGAATCCATCTTCGGGTGTTGGAAGTTGCTTCACTTGTTTAATCAAGTCTAACTTTACCAAACGAACTGTTCGGCGAATGCCATTGGCTGAAATGGTAAGGTTTTGTGGTGTCGCTCCATCATATTCAAGGGAAACCAAATCTTTTACTGTAAGTGTTTTAGTAATGTCTTTCAAACGCTCCAATACAATACCAAGTTTAAGGGGTGATTGTGAAGAATTAAATGTGTATTCTTCAAACAATTCTTTGTCGGCTTGGATTCTCAAAACTGATGTGTAGTCATTATCCAAACACTTGATAACTAAACCGGAGTTATCTAATTCAAAGACTGCTTGTTCATTAAGAGTTTCTAACCCTTTGATAATGTCCTTGAAGGGTCCGGCAAAGATAGTAGCATTGAGGGTGGCCATACATTCTGTATGTCGCAATTACCCACTTAAAGTAATCACTCAAACTTGATGTTAGCAAGTTTTTCTTTGAGAGCAGTTATTTCTGCTTCCATACTCTCGTATGAAGTCTTGGAAACGCTCATCATTTTAGCACGAATGCGTGGTTGATTGGCTGAACTTCGGCGACCTCTTGGGCGTGTTGGAATCTCAAGACGGTCTAACCAGTTTTGAATTGTCATAGGTGATACTGCACATTCACTTCCAATGTCGCCCATTGTGCGGTTCTTGGAGATGTATTCGGTTGTGAGCCAAGCCTTATCATGATAGTTGGGGGTCGTCATATACCCTTAACTTGTGGTTCACCTATTTAACGGTTTTCTTTAAGCAACCATTTCAAGTTACCATCAGTTATCATGTGGTGATAATTGCCATCTTGTATCATACGAAATACCAAAGCCCTCTTTGCATCCTCAAACTTTGGGAATGCTCCAATAAGCAAAAAGGGTGGGTCATTAGAAATTGTCATTTTACCACTTGGATTTAACCTACGGCTGGTGGGCCTACCAAAGTTATCTTTCACGGAATTATCATCATAGACCATAGCCTTAAACCAATCATCTGTTCCGGGTGCACGATAGATACGATATACGAATCCATCCTCGGAAGCATCGTCATAACCCTTTATCCCGTAATAACCATTCAGCCGCCTCGTATGACGAATAGGCATTGCTTTATCTTCAGCCATCATCAAGTCTTCAAGACCGTCAGCGGTTATGCGGGAAGTAACTCCGGCAATCATTGGCTTTTCAATAGGATTCATCTTCTTGTATTCTGCCCCGAAGGATTCTGCCCCATATTTGGCTTTCATTTCGGCTTCACATTCTTCATGGCCGCATTCAAACTTGCACTCATCTCCACTATTATTGTAGCCACCTTCGGGACAAAAATCATCCTTTCTTGTTGGTTCGGAACAGCAACATTGCACCTTTTCACCATTGTTCCATTTATATTCATTACAATCGGGGCATAACCCCTCAACCAATTCAACACGAACATCAGTTGGACTAATAGCAAATCCACATGAAATGCAATCCGTTTCATCGTGTGTATAATTTTGCATATCTCTCTCCATCTGTTCCTCATAACATTTTTCACACCAATCCAATTCCTCGTAATGAATCGCTCCATCATAGCCAATCTTTACTTCGCAAACTCCACAATTTGTGGAGTCATCATCTTCGGATTCTGCACTCTTCTTGAAAGGGTGTGGAGGTTTGTGAGGATTATACCCAAGTTTGCGATAAGCATAATGGCAATTAGGGCAAATAGACCCACCACCTCCATACTCAACATCACGAACTTTAGCACTCTCTTTCTTACACCAAGAACATTCGGATTCTGCCTTCCTTTTGCTTAAGTTACTACCAGACCAGCCCGAGATGAGTTTCTCACCCCAAACTTTTTCTGCTTCCAAAGTTTCAGCCCCCATTTTGGCTTTTGCTAATTCCTTGTAACAAGGACACATAGGTTCTTTAGCGGAACATTGCATAGGTTCGGGCTGCTTCATACAAATACAAGGATTGGCTTCATCGGCTCCACAACAACATGAAGTCTTACTAAGTGTTTCAGCACGACTCGTCATTACTGAATACTTGAATGGTTCGTAACCGTGAATTGCCGAAGAATGTGTTAATCCCTCATCATCATAATCTTCTAAAGTTTGGTTAGGTTGATATTCGGCTTCCATATCTTCGCATGAATCGTATTTATCACAATCCTCACAATAGTTTTGGCCGCAAGTGAAGCACGAAGTCATTTCATTGTAAAGTTCATAGTCTTGGCAGACTGCACATTGTTTGTGAGTTTTGAAACAATCATCACACAATTCGTCATCTTGTGGGTCATCCTTTTCATAGATGGCCTTATCGCAAACGCTACAATCACCTAACCATTCTTCAGCAATCTTGTTTTCCCAAATGCGATATTGATTCTCCACATCGGCCATGTCGTAAGTATCAGCGTTAGGGTGAGAATCGTAAGGAAAGGTATCATCTTTGAACTCATCGGGGTAATCATCCCATGACTTTTCTTCCGCTTCGGCATTCTTGGCATCTTGTTCTCCAAAGATTACCCAGCCTAATGTAACTAACCCAGCGGCTACACCAGCAGATGCTAAACTAAGTTTCATATTTATTATTCCGCTAAACGACTACTTAAGGTTGCTTGGATGAGTGATGTGTCATGATTACCCACCGACCTCGCCTGTATTGGAATACGAAAGTATAACGAGCGTCCACTATGGATTTCTTTTTCCCGTCCTGAAGTTCAAAGGTATAAGTCCCGTCCACAACTTTTACATTACCAAAGTTTTGGACCATCATGCTGGTAATCTTGCCACACGGTTTCTTCTGCACAAACATTTCAAAGTATTTCCTAATTTCTGCTTGCCCTTGTGCGATTTCCTTAGCAACTGTCCCTAACAATATACCTTCGGGAGCATAAAGTGAAACTATGGCATCAACATTGTGTGTGCAAAGTGTATCTAACCAATTCTGCACGGCACTCCCTATGCTATTGTTCTCTTCCATACGGAAAGGTTGGTTACCGAAAAAATCTGTTCCAAAACTCATACTTCTCCCTCACCCGATGACAACCTTGGTGCAATGTAAAACTTGGAACCTTCAATCAATTCAGTTGTTTCATTGGCTGTATATGCGGCAATTGTGCTGAATATCAGCGTCACTCCCGCCATGCCCGCAAACACTCCTAATGGTGGAGGGGTGGCGAGGGCTGATAGAAAAGAGGTTTTGTCCTCTCCGGCTTCGGCGACAGAATGATTAACCCAATTCTCTAACATAAAAGAAACAAACACGGCTGCACCGACTATCAAACCTAAGTCGCCTTCATCTAAACGGAGCGGGTTAAACTGCATACCATTTAGTAGCCCTTTTGACTACTTAATGACTTTCATTACTTCTTAGTTCTAATCAAAACTATTCAGTATCTTCAACCAGTTTAATTAATTGGCCCATTCCAACCATAAAAACACCAAATCCTAAAAGTGTCAGTCCAAAAATTGCAGGTGTGGAATATCCAGTCCTCATAGATAGATATTGAATATCACTCATGGTTTCTATGTCCGACACAGTAGTTTGTTCGGGTTGTTGCTCTCCACCGGGTCCAATTAGTCCGGAGTTGTCTTCTTCTCCGCCGGGACCTAAAGTTTCAGTATTAAAATTATTATTACCGAAAAAGTCATGTCCGAAAGTCATGTAGTGTAATTATACACACGACTATTTAATGACCTCTATTTCATAGATTCAATCAATTCAATGGCTTCACCAACTTCGGCAAGGCACTCATCAAGTTCCATTGTAGCATGGTGCGGAGTCATAATGTTTAACTCATTACACAAGTTTTCCACTTGTTGAGCCATGTCAAGTGCTTCCATTACGGTCATTTGCATATTTGTTAGTGCATCTAATCTTTCGGCTAATTCTCGGAGTTGTTCGGAATCCATGTTGGGAGGGGTGGACCTCTCCCTAATAAACTTTAGGGTTGCCAAGGCTGGCGAACGAATAGATTTCTGTTGCATCGTAGGTGAAGGGGCCTACCTTCGCTATTGGTGCACGATGGCTCTCCGATTTCAATTCTTTGATTACAAACAATACAATAACTCATCTATTCTTCCTCCTCAAATATAACTTTGTAGTGGTCGCTACTCGTGTGCACCCGTAAGTAACCACCTGCGGCTACTTCCAACATAACTTCTCCACACTTGCATTCGGAGATGTCCCCAAACTTAGCCAAGACTTGTGCATCACATTTAATACATTGAATTATAGGGTGCCTACTCATGTAATATCTCCGAGTGAGGTTTGTTCGTCAGTCTTACTACTTAGAGGTTTCCGACTTGTTTCAACCCACTCCGCATTAAGGAAGTTTTGCACATCCTCAAATCTTTTCATCCCTACGAGTCCCGCCGATTTCGCCTCCGGCCAGTTAGTTACCATTTCCACAAGGTTCCCGTAGTGAGTGTATATTTTCTTAGCCGTAGTGCGTCCGACACCCGGAATTGACTCTAACAAAGCATGATGTTTGTTGCGGGAAGATGATACCATAGTAGGTTTCCTAACTAATAATCCGAATTGGTCGTTTTCAATTCTTTGGCCAATAGACTTGAGCCATTTTAATGAATCTTCTTTGCCTCCGGTATAGACTACGGGACACACTTCCGCTGAAAACCTATTGAGGGCTGTTTGCAGATTCTTGATTTGTTGTCTATCTTGAGTATAAACAGATTCCTTTCTCCCCTCAATTAGTAGGATAGTATTTGGCGTTGCCAATAACATTCGGGAAAGTTGGTCTTCCAACCTTTTACTCCGAAAAGAGGAATACGCATCTCCCCAAGTTTTTCTCTCCACTAACCAAACTTTATCATCGGCGACTATTTTGAAATCTCCTTCGGGTAGTGCTTGATGAGTTCCATTAAGGTGTAGGGCAAACCACGCATCTTCGTGAATATCAATAGTATATGCTATGCTCGGCATATTAATTTAGGGGTGTTAGCACCTACTTAATACCAATCATCGGGTGGAAATGCCATGCCAAAGAAGAACAAAAATAAAGAAACTAAACAGAAAGTTTCCATCAGTCCTCACCAAAAAAATATTTGGCGACTAAAACAATAAGGAGCATTCCTGTCATAAAATACAAACCTTCATCAACACTCATTCTTCTTCATCATCCATTGGGTCCGGATATTCCCACTCGCTCGGAAGGCCACTTGCCAATCGGTCAAGATGTTGTGCATATTCATCGGAAAAATCCGGTTCATCTTCACCTGCAAATAAAACAATTTTGTGTGAACTTCGCCATGCGAGGCCCATGTCTTTGAGGATGGTGAGTAAATGATAGGTCAGCCTATCATTATCTTTGCTCATTGGTCCGACTCTTTCAAGAGCCTCTTCCAAGATACGAAACTCAATTCTCAATTCCTTCGGTGGAGCATCCATAAGCATTAAACAATGCTTTTTCCTATATGAAGGTTCTTAATTATCCCAATCCATGTGTGTTTTACAACAATAAAATGTTTCACCTTCTTTGGTGACTTTTGCACAGGTTTCGGGGACATGGTGTGGATTGAAATAACCATTCAAATGATTATCACACTTGGAATAACCGCACTTTACCATCTTATTCCTCTCCGTCTATTGGCACTAAATCTTCCAACTCTATTAAGGATGCAATAAATGAATGGTCGTAATCCATTTTAGTGGTGTATAATTTCTCGTTGCCTTCATCATCTTGAACTACGAATGAAATATCGTATATGCTAATGTAAGTCATTCACTCACTTCCTTCTAATTCCTTCAACCGAGCAATAGATTCTTTTTGTTGAATCATCAATTCTCGGCATTGTGGGAGTCCCAAACGGACACCTTCGGCCCAAACCTCAAATGAGTCATATTCACGACCCATAATCATTAAATCCCTTCCCTCATCGGAAAAGAATGGGGTCATGGCTTCTGCCAAGCCACACAGGGAGCATATTTCTTCGTTGTTGTCAAAGCGGGAGAGTGCTCCCGGAAATTGACCTTTATGTTCTTCACTTGGCACGGCTCCATCACAGATAGGGCATATCTCGTTACGGTTCATGTCTTGGGGTAAAGTCCAGTAGTATTTAACCTTTGGGGTGTTCCACCCTCAATCTTCAAGTAGTAAAGGAACGAAATCATATACCGATGAAGAATACTCGTCATCGGAGAGGCAGCCCTAACTCTCTTGTAAAAACAAAAGCGGGGAATAAAGTGAAATCTTTTTCGGAAGCCCAAATAGATAACTGGCTACACAAGCGTGGCTTTGACTTTGAATACGAACCTAATGTTTGGTTGGAGGGTGAGTGCTTCCACCCTGATTGGGTAGTCAGCGGATTGAAAGGAAGAAAGTTTGAAAACCCAGTCATAATTGAGTATTGGGGCTTACTGCGTCCGGGAAAGGGAGCAAGATGGTTAGAGAGTCGTATTCCTAAGTATCTTGAAAGAAAAGCCTACAAAGAATCTATTTACGAATCAAGCAGATATTCATTTATTGGGGTGATGCCAAATGATTTGTTCTCATTGGGTGAAACTTTGGAAACTTGTTTATTGGCCTTAGCCTACAAATGGCAAAGCAATGATTTGACGAAAAGTTAGGCAACTATCTTTGTGGTTAGTTACGAGCACACCAGTTCCGTCTAACACTTGTTCCATACTTTTGTATTGCTCACCACGCATAGATGCAGATTGTTGTTTCTCAACACGCCTCCAATAATCTCCGTGCTCTCTTACTGTGGCTGCCATAGATAATTCTTGTTCGGCTCTAAATGTGGAAAGTTTGGTAGTTACAATTGCTGGGTCCGACACAACCACAGTAGTTAGATATTCTTCGGGTATGTCTTCAAGACCCTTATAGGTTCGGAGTAAGGTTGCGGCGGCGGTTCCACCAAGATTAGGAACTCCGGGGATGTTATCCGATGCGTCACCAGCAATGGCTTTCCAGTCGGCATACTTAGAAATTGGGATACCTAACTTTTTCTCAACTTCTTTCTTGAGGATTTCAACTTGGAAGTTGTGTATCCTAACTTTGGGGTGAAGGTTCCAGCATTGAAAGAGGTCGGAATCAGCACTCATGATTAAAACTTCGGTCTTCTTATCTATGCGGGCTAACTCTTCTGCCAACAAGTCGTCTGCTTCCTTAGTAGTTTCATAAAGTGCTTCCCAGCCCTTTCCCATTTCATCGGGATTGAAACCAAGGTCAGCAAAGTTTTGTCTAATGTCTGGTATCTTGCGTTCCTCGTCCGGGTCCTCTTGTTCCGCACGGCGATTCTGTTTGTAGGGTGGGAATAATTTGGTTCTTGCATTGCACCCTTCGGTTCCGTCATAACAAAGGACAACTCGGGTAGTCTTTTGACCAAATCCCATTTGACGGATTCTAAATCCAAGGTATGAAATATCGTTGCGAATAGCCTTCTTCATAGCGGCTCTAAACTTAAAGAAGTCGGGATTGCTACCTGTCCTTTGCCAACGATTGTAAGCACGGCGAACACTTCCTTTAGGACTCCACCAACGGCCTTGTCTGCCAATAAAATAACCGGCATCAATTAACACCGCCTTCGGATTGGCCATAGGGCCAATATATGGCGGCTTTGCACTTAATGGTTCTTATTCTTGGCCTTTTGGCACTTGAACGAACTCCCATTCTTCGTGAATAATATGAATACCTTCACGGGGCGTTCTCAATAGTGGCTTTAGCATTTTGTTAGTTTTATTTCCCATCTTAATCTCTCCTATCCATTATATGCGAAGCGTGTATTTGGCAAGCATCAACATCGTGAGATTGCATTAGGGCTTCGGCGTGTTTAATAGCCTCATCCTTATTGTGGAATACGATATACTCCTTCCACCCATTCAGCATGATTCTTTCAAGCACATAGCATTGTGGCATAATCAAGGCTAATCCGTATGTGGTATTTGAACTTTGGGGTCGGGTTTGAGTAAATAGATGGCTTCTGCACCACATTTACACTTTCCGTGTTTATATTGATTATTCATAATATCTATTGCTGGCTTTGAAACAATTTTCATTCCAGGCCATTTACAGAACGGACAATTGTAAGCATCTCCCATGTATTATCCAAGGGGTGGGTAACCTATTTGAAGGTTCTTTAATTGGAGGCTAAACCATCCTCAATAAATAACTTTAGCATATTTTAGGTAGGAGTAGGCTGCTACTCCACCAGTTGCCAAAAGAATTGGTCCGAGTGCGTAGCCCATTGGTTTTCCTTGTCCTTTGAGGCCATAGTATATTCCATGACCTGTTTCCGCTACACCTACTCCCATCATTCCGAGAGCGATTGTGTAACCTATAATGTGGAGAGGCTTTCCTTTTTCGGCTTCGTAAAACTTCGCTGGGTAGTTTTCCATGAAAGATAGTCTGTTGCCCGACTACTTAATGACTCACACAGGAGTTGGAACTGGTAATGGTTCTTCGTTAAAGAATACCCAACGAGTGGCATCTTCGGCAATTTTACCTTGATTAATACCACTTAGGTAATTCTCCAAATCTTCAAAAGAGTCAAAAATATAATCGGGATTGATACGGCCAAATAACCAAAGAGGCATATTTTCCTTTCCACCCTCGGCTACTACAAATGTAGGCTTCCTTTGGCGTAGTGAAACGAAGAGTTCTTCCCAAGTTCCACACATTGGTGTGTTTTGGTCTATGTAAGCAATAACGAAATCTGCAATCTCAACCATTCTCAAATCAACTAAGACAATCGGTTTCATCTCGCTACGGAGTTCATGCCAACGACCTAATTTCTTTAATTCTTTGAGGTTGTTCTGTTCCTCTCCGACTTCATTATATCGGGTATTAGTAGTCATCTTGTTTGTAGGGTCCATCACCATGATATTCATGGCTTCAAGTTTGGGTGTGATGGCTTGTCGCCAACCGATTCCATCGTCATCTGCATAATCAATAGGCCCTGCCAAATAAACTCTTTGTGCCACGAGTCGGTTTTTCCCCATGATGAATTATAACATCCAACACCTATTTAACCGTTAAGTAATATAAATCAAAACCAAGGTGGCTTTCCCGTAGGGTTCTTGTTCCATTGTGGGCCACTTCCTTTGTTCATGTAAGTTTTACCTATTTTGTAATACTGACGATAAGAGGCGACAACATCTTCTCCGACTTTGTATTCCTCACCCATGCAGATAGCCCAAGGTGTGCGTTTTCCTTCGGGGATATACAATCGGTTCTGCTCACACCACTCAATAACTGCTAAACATTTATGTTCCTTTCCATATCTCAATTGGTAAGTTTTGCATAACGCATATCCGTGCATACATAACCAGTCAAAGTTTTCTCGGTTCAAAGCAGTCCATACTGTGCATGGATGATTCTTATGTGTAGGCTTGTATGGTGTATCCAAGACCCCGTGTGATGCAAGGGCTGTGCATAAGAGTTGTGCCGATTCTAAGGGCATCTTCACGGAATGCCGGTCTGCCGCCCAAGCCGCCGCAGTCCACGGGTCCTCATCAAGCACGAAGATATTCAAATGCTTCGCACTCCATGAAACAATACATCTCCAAGAATGGTGTAGCCTAATATCTCGGTAGCATGACGATTTACAGGTAATCCATACATCATGCCTTCTTCATTGGCGTAGGCTTCATACATCTTAGTGGTGTAGGGTGTATTACCCTTATGCCATTCGGTGTGCTTAGGGCATACTTCAATGTAGCCACCAACTTGTTCTTGCATCTGCTCAAGGCTCGGCCTATCAATCCAAGGATGGTCTATGATTTCTCCGCCGGTTGTAATTGTGAACCAATTTCCCATGTTATCCCTACGAAGGCATCAAGTATTAAAACATTACTGTGCCATGAGGTCGTGAATGTCCGAGGCCAAAGTCATGGCTGCGTCTTCATCGGCACAATCAACGGTAAAGATATGGAATTGTGTGAAAACATCCACCATATCATCAGTAGCCCTAACTGCTATGATATGTTCTATTCTTAGATGGCTGGTGCCACCATGCGTATTCAATGTTAAAGTCCTTGAAGGTCTGCTATACTGCTGTTGCTTCATAGTATCTATCCCTTCCTATTACCTATTTAATTGTTATCATTTATGCAGGGTGCAATGCTTACAATAGTATTCAGCATATTGGTGTGAATCTCTTATCCACTCGTGGTCGCAACGCAACCTTAATCTTGCTTGAATCCGGGCAGACATCTTGTGGAGTATCTTGGTTTTTTCGTCATAAGTCTGCCTAACTTTTCGGAGTTTGGTATCCACTTGCTTGAGTTCTGCAATCAATTCCTTGGTGGAGGACTCCATAGGTTTGAAGTGTGCAGCGACCTACTTAAGTGTAAAGTTTTTGTGGCGGGTTTCGTATATGTGTTCCAACATATCTTCCCAAACCTCTTCCAGTAACTCATCCGGTTTTTCCCAAACTTGTGGCCACGGGTAACGGTCCACTAATTCTTGCACATAATCTTTATCTTCCGCTGAAATCTTATGGGATTCACGAGATGGTTCACGAATGACTGAAAGAGAATCCACGAATTGTGCAATCCCTTGTCCGTCTTGAGGATGTATCAATCTCATAACTAAATCTTGGTCCTCACATCGGAGCATTATAGGGTCAAAGCCACCAATGGCTTGGAAGGCATCTCTTCTTACAACAAATGCCGATGGGTATGCCGGATGAACCATAAAATAATAATAATAATAGTTAGGTGAAAACAATTCTAAGCCTTCATAGGGTGAGTATTCTAAAACTTTGGTTTGAGTCCTACCATTCATTAGGCTTTTCAACTGCAAAGGTTTTCCTAATCTCGCCCACCACATTACGACCTCTTCTTTAGAGGATGCAATAGCATTCGCCATTATTTCAAGATGATTTGGTTCCCAAGCATCATCACCATCAAGGAAGGCGATATAATCACTACGCTCACAGTCGGCTGCTTGATTTCTTGCGGCTGATATGCCTTTACTGCTTTCTATACAATGGTGAAAACGGCTATCATCTAATTCAAGAATAAACTTTTTCCAAAAATTACCATTCTTTTTGACGGATGCGGGAGTTTCAACAATAGTTAATCTCCACTTACGGTGTGATTGATTTAGGATGGAATCAATGGCCCTCAAAACATAGACTCTTTCCATCATGTGTAGTGGCATGATGATGTCAAATCTTACATACCTTGCGCCTGTCTTCTCCATAGTTTAGGCAGAAGTGTCTTACTACTTGAAAGATTACTTACTCTTTCAAATCTTTGTGGCCCTTTCCGAAAGATTTATCGGAGTCCCATTCAATTTTGATTTCATCGGGAACTTCGGATGGCTTAGGGGTAATCTCTTCAATAGTGATTCTATACTTCTTCTCCCCTCTTTTTACAGTAGCCTTAAGAGTGGTTCGCTTTTTCATATCTTTCATCTTCTTTTTAGAGTTTTTATCGTTTAGAAGTGATTTGAGAATCCTCTTCATTTCCTTCATGATTTCATCTGTAACTGGGTCGGAAACTGGGAACCAGTCGCTCGGGTTTCCGAAGGGACTGTATGGATTACTTCTCTTGTCGTCTTTGTCGTAAGGTGGATATGGGCTACGCATAATTTTATACAAGTAGTGATGACCTATTTAATCTTTATGACTTTACAATATGCTGATAATGCCTATTTGTGGGAGGGCAATAACGAATGAATCCAATGAGTGCGGCTCCATTCCATGTTCTTCCGGTTTCATCCCTGCAACAATCTTTGTCGGGATTATTAACGGCCATCATCACTACGGGTTCGGGCGGACAATGCCAAATGAGGTGATACGCCCCACCATCTTCAAACATGGTGAACATCGGTGAGTCATCTAACCAATAAAGTTTGCTGGTTTCAGTCATCCTATCTCTCAATGATTTGAGTTACGAAGTCATCCATACTTTCAAGGGCATTATCGGTGAAACACCAATCGGTCCGCATTTTGCCCCATGCCTCACGCTCCACTTTGTAGCATCCATTTTGAGTATTCTTTTCATCCCAGTCATTTTGACTGGATTCAGTCATGAGTTCCGTCATCTGTTGTTTGCTTAACCAACCTTTGATAATCAAAGTGTGTGGATTGTTTGGACTACCTTTGAGTTCACTCCAAACATAAATATCGTGTTTCGGAGGGTTTTGGCTCCAATTGGCGTAGTGTGTAGTGGTTTTAATATCCACACTTGTAGGTGTATTGGTGTTGGTGTGCAAACGGAAATCCGGTTCCGTCCATCCACGCTTTACGAAGGTCATAGCATCAAACGATAGGTCATCAAAAGATTGCAGCCAATCCTCCATCAAAGATTCACCAAGGGGTCCTTTCCAGTTCCCGGACCAGTTACCTTTGTTGTGTGTTTTTTGTGAATCAAAACTTTTGATTTCTTCTTTAGCATTTTCCACTTGATTGGGTGTGACTTTTATTTCAATCATATAATCTGACTCAATTGTTTTGACCTACTTAAACCATCTCTTTCTTACGAAATAAATAATCTCCATCTATTCCGGGGTCGGAGGAGGCAAACATTTCATCTATTAACTCAAATCCAAAACTTTGGATGAGTGCAATGCTGTCGGCTGCCAGCAATGCTCCTTCATTATAATTCGTGTGTTGAAGTTCCACCACCAACCACTTCACACTTTCTAAAACCTTGGGACTTCCTTTCAAAATATCACATTCCGCTCCTTGCACATCTAACTTAATCAATTGAGGGTGTGGCCAACCTTTATCTGCAACTACTTTATCCAAGGTTTCTGTATTCAAGACCCTAAATGTGTCCGATGAATATGCCTCCGTATTTTCTTTGTAATATGAATTGCCTCCGATGTTTTGTTCGTTGTAGTAATAGTTACGCTCGGTGAGGTCTGTGTCACTAAGAAGGCCGATGTGGTAATCTTCCCAATGGTAATGGTCGTAAAATGGAGCCATGTCTTCATTCGCCTCAAAGAGAAATGTGCGGGCCTCGGGCCACACATCCTCCATAGCGACCTTCCAATGACCTACGGCACTTCCAATATCATAAATGATAGTGGGTGTAAAGCCTTCTTCTTTCAATTGGTGCATCCTTGAAATGTGGGCTTCGGGGATTCCGAAATGTTCGGGATTCTCCTTAATATCCACATACTTGTCCCAAAAGGGCAAATCTTCTTTGGACTTCACCATGAAGTATTGTGATGGGTTATTATTACTTAACAGTTCTCAATTGTTCCTCAAAGGGTTGTTCCCAATTGGGTTTAGGTTCCAAACACGAACACACGAATGATACTAATTGTTTTCCATTTTTGTCAAAGCCTCCTAAGTCGGACATCCGACCCCAAAGGCCACAAATACACATAACTTCCATCCTGTTATTGATGACTTTTGTTGGCATGGTATAACTTCATTAGACCGACTATATGAAGCCTTCTAAATCAAAGTGCTTTGAACCAGCGTTTGTTGAGGGATTTCTTGACAGCGAGAACACCACCATGTCGCTCTCTTGTCGGGAGTTTCTTCTCGTGTTACACGCTCACCGCACGGGCAAACTTTTCTTTGATAGACTTTGAACTTGTATTGTTTGGTTCCCTTGCTGCCATCGGGCATAACATAATCACGGAAACTTGCTCCACGGGCATTATAAGAGATGGTAATGTGATTGCGGGCAACTTGATGTAGGTTCCATAATTCATCATCGGTCAAATCTTGAACCTTACAATGTGGAGAAAGTTTGCACTCGTGAAGGATTTCTGCCTTGAGATAGTTACCTATCCCAGCAAACACTTTTTGATTCATCAAAACTTTTGTGATGTTCTGTTTGTCCTTTTTTCTAAAGATAGTTAGAACTTGTTCCCTGGGTGTTTGAACTTGTAACAAATCTGGTCCCAAACCTTTGGCTAACTTTTGTTCAAGAGATTCAAGACCCTCGTGAACGATGAAGGTTCCGAAACAACGAGCATCCTTGTAGTGAATGGTTTTGGTCTTGGTCTTTCTCAAAACGAAACTTAATCGGTGATGTTTCTTGGGTGTGGATTCACGCCATGTGCCACTCATTCCAAGAGTTTGGAATATGACGAATGGCTTGTCGCCATCTTTATCAACCAACCAATAAATAAACTTCCCTTTACAATTGACTGTAATAGGTAATGGATTTTTAGACAACGCATCCATCAAGGGTTGAACGGCTCCCCTAAATTGTCGGCCTTCTGTTCCGTATCGTGGGTCCACTTCATCTATGGAAACCAAAACTGCATCCTTTGTGTGGCGTTCTAAATGGTCTGTAATTCGGCGAACCTCGGGTCCTTCGGGCATAATTTACAGTAGGTCAATCACCCTATTAAATGTATTCAATAGTGGTTTCTAATAAATAGTAATCTTGCATTCCACCTGTTTTGTGTGGTCGCTTCCTTCTGCCATGATGACAAGTGTAAAGTCATTTCCGCTGATGTTTGATTCATTCCAATGAAGTGTAAAGTCCTCGGTTTCAAGAGAGGTATATTGCTCACTCACTATTGGTTCCCCACCTTGTTCCAAGGTGATATTAACATATCCAGCATTTCCAACCAAAGGTTGTTGAAAGCGGCATGAAATATCCCAAGTCATGTGCATGGTTGTATTGACAGTCATATTGTAGTCGTGAGTAGTCATGTGGCCCATTGCCATTGCATTCTCAAAGATAAAGGTTTCATTAAACCATGTTGTTGAGGGTTGTGGTTCCGGCGTGGCATCGGAGGCTGAATCGTCATCTGCACCTGTAAGTGTGCCGATACAACCTGTAAGGATAACTCCGGTTAAAATTAGAGCGATTATTTGCTTCGGTATGGTCTTCATGTATCAAAGACCCATCAAGCACCTATTTAAGTGTTGGTGTGTTAGATTTCAATTAGTAGGGCGACTTACTAAGAAGTATCTCTTGTATCTTTGGCCCGTTAGGTCTGTCTTCCATACTGCGGTGAACTCCCAACCTTTTTCTTTTAGGTCGGCGATTCTGCGTGGCAAGGCACGGATGCGATAAACTGCTTGAGCCTCAATGTTTGAAATTGAATCTTCGTGTTCAAAGTGCTTTATCAAGTGTTCTATCTGCGTAGGCATAATTAACGAGTAATGAATTACCTACTTAACTGTTCGCACTTTATTCCATGCGAGTGATTTTGTCAGCATAACCTCTATACGAGGCATCAATGACTCCTTGAACGAGTCGGCGAGATAACGGCGTTGAGCCGCCCACAGACCAAGTGCTATATTTGAGTGGTGTGTTGCTATAACGGCGACCCTGTTTCCAATCATAGATTGTGCAAACGACACCATCAATGCTGATAGTCCAATGCTTGCGGATTTTACCATCACCCGATTGATAACCGGTATCGGGCTGTCCGAAAAGGGCTTTGAGTAGTTTGTAATCTGCATCCTTAAGTCTGCCTTGACCCGATGTTCCGATACACGCTTTGAAGGGAAGGTTTGTCTTGAGTCCATTCTCATTTGTAATGTAGTATTCCATGTCCTTACTATTCAAGACTTCTTGAATTGATTTTTCGGTGTAGGTATTGACAGGTTTTGATTTGTTGTTGAACGGCCACATAGTTATTGCTCCAAGTGATGCGAAAGGATTCATGTATTTAAGGGCTTCGCACTTAGTAATAGAGGGTGAGGCGGTGGAGGGCCATGAAATCGCCCGTGCCGGACCTCGTGGGAGGAAGATGTGCTTATCGGACAAAAATAAACCGATTTTACACAACCACCGTTTCCCCGGCAATTTACTGTTGTATTTTCACCCTAATAAGCCTTTGCTTTTTTATCGGCGATATTGGCTTGGTCGGCGTTCCATCTTTTCGGCTATTGTCTTAACGAAGGCTAACATTTCCGCCTCATCTGCAAAGTCGTGTGAATCATTGTGTCCTTTGGTAAAGATAATAGTTTTCTCTTCTTTTACTCCGAGTCCGATTGGGAAGAATGTGTATGTGCCGTCAGTAGTATAACCAACGATAAAAACCTTGACTTTCTTAGGGTCTAAGTTTCGTAATTGTTTGAGGGCAAACCATTGCGCCCAAGGCATAACAAGTTTAGTCCAGTTATCATTGACTTGCTTGCCTTCTAAGAACAGAAACTTACCGTTTCGTTCATACATCAAGTCCACATCGGTGCAACCCCGAAGTGTCTTACTGAACTTTTGAAAGTGCTTCATAGAGGCTTCAAAACCCTCTTGACTGTTGATGATGCGTTCGTCATAGGAGGTTCCCATAATTCTTACAGCCTCTCTAACATACTTAAACCTTGTTAAATGTTTTCTGCACAAAGGGTTGGTTGTATTGCCAAACCAAGTTTCCAATAGGTGATTCACGGTATTTTGGGGCAAGACGATACATACTCCCACCTTTAGTGTGTGGTTGTTGTTCCACGACACCTCTCGCCACCCACTTCCGAATCATTCCACCGACTGTGCCTCCATTGGCTTTATATCCCCATTGATTCATTTTCTTAGCCATCTCTCGTCCGCCCATCCAGCCATCATGTTCTTTTCCATTATGCCATCCGAGAGTTCTAAGGATGCGTAGCACGAGATATTCTCTCATGGCTCTCCTTTTGGAAGTTTTGACCGCATTGTGGCATTTTTTGGAACAAAATACTTGATTGTTATGTTCGGCATTACAACTGATTTTGAACTCTTTACTGCACATATCGCATTTACAACTGATTTTCGGCCAGTAATTGAATCCCGAGAATTGTGAGTTTCCTTGCGTTTCAGCACCATTAATCTTTTTCAAGCCCTTTTCATCATAGAGGCGACAATAACGACTACAAAAATTAGGTTCTAATGCACTTGATGTGCTACTTATCTTTCCGGAATGAAATCCATTCATCTCTCGGCTACAAACGCTGCAAGGTTGGTGTCCCATAGGTCCGAGTAGGAAGTTCAAGTATTTATATTGTTTGGTGATTAAGGGACTACCCATATTATTCCCGAGTCAATCATGTTGTGAATATCTGCCATCTTACAGGTGTAACCTCCGTAAGTTCCATTAACTTCCGCTAAGTTATAGGTGAGTTCCGACACAGTAATGCCAATTTTGTAGTTAGTAGTGTTATCCACAGTAACATTGACCCTTACTCCATAATCATAACCATTTATTGGTTCGTCAAACTCAACCTTTTCATAGACAATTCCTTCTAAATAGGCGCAGTCATAGGGTATTTTCCCGTGCCATATTGGTGAATCTTCCACTTTCATTATTAGGTTTGATTGAGTGGCAGCAGCCATAATAACAATCATCAATAATGCTACAAAGATTTCGTCTGCACCATTGGCCCGTCCAACCACGGTTATTTATAGTATTCACAACTACTTAAAACGCTATACTGCAAGCCTATTCTGTTGTATCAACAGTTTCGGTTTCGGTTGTATCGGAGAAATACTCAACAATCATCTCTCCATCATCAAAGACGACCCAAGTTTCCATCTCCATGACGGTTTGGTTTCCTTCGTAAAGAGTGATATTAGCCATATAAAGGCCATCGGCCATGCCTGTGGTGTTCAAACTCATGACTTCTTCATAGGTCATATTGTAAGTCATGTTGTTCATAGTAACTGTAACATGGGTCCAATTGCTGCCTCCATTGGTGATGTGAAGCAAAGTTTCGTTTGTCCCATTAGTCCAAAATCTAAACCATTCAGTTGTGGTGTTGTTTCCGCTGATAGGTCGGTCTATTGGTTCCGGAAAACAAATTACTGCACAGGCACCGGTGGTATTATTGTTCTCATCAGTCCATGTGTGCCATTCATTCCCATTCCAATTGCACCAATCTTCCTCGGTCATATTATCCCAATCCATTACTATGGTATTGTTATCCTCATCACATAGGCGTGGGTCACACCCGCAGGTGAGAGCCTCACAAGAGAAAGTATTATTGCCTCTTTCGGGCATAGTGGTGCTATTGCCGGTGTTATTATCGGCGGTTTCGTTCGTTGTTGTGTTATTTCCCATCAATGTATCATCATTGGTGTCGTTTGTTGTGATTACTTCTGCATCGTCTAAACATCCGGCCAAAGGAGCGGCCAACATCAAAACACTTAACAGAAGAGTTACCATACGGTGGTTCATCATAGCGTTCTTGTAGTGCGACTTGATACTTAAGAGATTGCCTATTCAGTCCAAATGAATGATTCGGGCATCATCTTCTGTTAAGACATGGCGTTCATACCAAGAGTAGCAGGGAACCATCCAGATAGTGCATATTAATTGAAGAGGCCAACCGAGGCTCATGTAATCGGATTGCCAATCATCGGACATAAATATAAACCACATTATTACAACAGGTTGTAAGAGGACCAGTCCAAAAAATGGTCTAACTAAGTCGTGCAGGGTTCTTCGGCTGAACATAACAATCCCGATGTGTTTCAGCCATTTAAGGGTTCCCGTCAAAAGCGATAACTCGCATTTCTCTATTTTGAATGTTATAGACTGAAAGGAATCCTTTTTTGGGCTTGTAACCTAACATTTTCATGAAACCTGTTTCATTTTGGAAAGTTGAGGACACCACAAGAGGAACTCCACGATACCATTCCATTTGGTGGGCGTGAGTATGGCCGGTTACAAATAAGTCCGGAACAGTTTCAATTACCATTTGGTCTTCTTCTTCGGGTGAGAGGGCGTTGCGTTCACCCCACATAGGGGCAAGGTGTCTTTTCTTCAACATTTCCTTCATGGCTTCGGCTGGCTTTTGATATGTCACATGAGCCATTCTCGGAACCATGTCATCAATCCCCTTACCGTGATAGGTGAGCACATCAATGCCGGAAAGGTTGATGTGGCCGGGATTGCCGGAATGAATTGTGGAATTAAATCTTTGACGAATCAAAGGTTCCAACATCGGTTGAGGTTCTGCGGGACGAACTGCATCGTGATTTCCGGGACTTAGAATCGGTGTAATGTGGTCGGGTAGCATATCAAGTTTCCTTGCCAAATACTCATACTGGTCATACACATCATCTATTGCGAGGTTATTTTCTTGACCGGGATAGACACCTATGCCGTCCACCGCATCTCCGGCAATTACAAGATATTTGATATTGTGAGCCGTTTCATCATCACTATTCAACCACTTCATCATCTTGTCCCATTCAGTTTCCATGAAGTATTTACTTCCAATGTGAATATCGGAAATGAAGGCAATAGAAACGGGGTCATAATCCGAGCCACCTTTATTTATGTTGGTTTTGAGGATGTCGGGATATTGAACTCGGTTAGTCCAAAACATTGTGCCATCTCTATTGAAGGTTCCGCTAACACCTATTACATCATCCGGTAACAAAGTTCCGGCGGCTGGGTCTTCTTTCGCCACGAATACAGTAAGGGTTTCATTAGTCATATCTTCTAACTCAACCATGCGTCCGCCCGATTTAGTTCGGCGAACATCAGCAACAATTCCAATCACGGTGGCGACTCGTTTCGTATAGTCGCTCCAATTCTGTTTTACTTCAGTAAGGTTGCCGGTTACTTTAACGCCTGTTTCTGCTTCAAGGATTTTCTTTAGTTTCCCATAACGATTATGAAATAGTCCGACAATATCTTTGAGCAATCCATGTTGTTCAGTTTCGCCAACTGGAATCCCTGCATCTATGGAAGTGGAGTAATCCCACGCTTTCGCTTTCCATGAATTAGCCGGATTGGGTATATCACCGTCCACACGGCGAGGGCCGTGCGTCTGCCATGATATTCTTTTACTACCGATACTAACCACCTTCAAGACTGGTATTTGGTGTGTTCTTTAACATCTTTAGTTAGATTCTTGGAGGCTTTCAAAGCGTCATCGGTGGATTTACAACCTGTGATAACACACTTACCGGATGAAAACACAAGGCAAACTGCTGATGGGTCCTCTAATCGGTAAATCAATCCGGGGAACTGCTCCGGTTCATATTCTGTGCGTTCCATTGGAAGTGCAACTGAAAGATATGGAAGATTTAGTGTGGCTCCTACATCATGAGTAATCACAAGGTTCTGCAAAATAATGTCATCCGTGTAAGTCCAAAGATTATAATTGAGTGCGGCTAACTTATCATAAAGTGTGCGAAGGGCTATCTTTGCTTGCTCGTATGATTTGGCACCGGTGGCAACTGCCTTGCCGGAACGGAAGAGTAGCACACAAACCTTTGGGTTGGTGTTGCGATAAACCATTCCTGGAAATTGTTCGGGTTCATAATCAATACCGAGGTCTTCAGCAACAGCGATAATATCAAGGCTGTCAGTATATCGTGCAGATGCAACAAGGTTCACTATATTCAGGTTCGTCATAGTCACTACTTAAAGCACACACCTATTTAAGCGTTTGTAGGTGGATATTCACAAGTCGCACCACATTCGGGGCAACTACTGATATGTAAAGGGATGACTTCGTGGCATTCCTTACATTTTGTCAATCCTTGAAGTGCTAACATATTAAGGTCATCACTCTCAAGGCCACCATACCTTTTATTATCTTTTTGTTGCCAAGATTTACGCTTTCTATCGGCTCGTTCTCTCATCATATCACGCTTCATAATTTATTGAGGTCTTGACTCTTATGTGGTTCCAAGACCCTGTGATACCACACCTAAAACTTGCACAGTTGGAGTCGTAAAAAGGGTGAGATTCATAGCCGTCAAAATGACTGTATCAAGTGTGGGATTGCCTTCTAACTGTTCTTGAAAGGCATCATAGAACTGGGTGAAATCTTCGTGAGGTGCCGACACCACGATACCCCTTGTGCGGGTTGGTCCGACAACAGTAATGGAATACTTATTCTCACCCAATGCGGTGTAACGCACGGATTCGTATTGTTCTCTTCCATTCATATATGCTCCACCTGTCCCATAGTATTTAATCTTTATGCAAAAAACTTTGGCCCTATGCCTGTATTGCGACAATTGCTATGGTGTTGAAAAACTCTTATGCCTTCTTCTATGCCTTCTATGCGTCCACGCCAATAATGCAAACGCTCCGGATTGCTTACACCCTCCGTATTTAGCATATCGTATGCTCGGGCTAATGCCTCACGCATAGCAGTTAATACTTGAACCTCACAGTTATGCCTTACCATCACTCACTTATGCTTACTATTAACTACTTAATGTTTAGCCATACATAAAATCATCATCTCTAATGCCTGGGGGTGGGTCACTTTCGCTTACTTTGAAGATTGTGGTTAAAGTTTGGGAAACAAAATCAGCAGCAAAGTTTAGGATAAAGTTATCATGAACTCCGTTCGTATGCTCCTTAATGTATCTAACCACATCTTTTACGCATACCGAAATAGCAACTTCAAACTCGTCTTCCGCTATCGGTGTGTTGAGGGGAAAGTTCTTTTGAATCATCTTAATGATTTCATCTTTGATGTCCCCTTGATAGGAGCCATCCTTAAAATCTTTGTAATCGTCAAAGAGAACATTCTTGATTCTCAATAACCAACGGTCCGCTTTGGCGGGTGAAATCTTGAAAGCAGGTTCCTCTTCCTTATCTTCCATGTAATAGAATTATTAGTCTTAGGACTTGAAGGTTCTTGCAGACAGGTCCAGCCAAGTCTTCCAATCGGCGACTAAAACTCGTTCCTCTTTCTTCTCTTTACTTGGCACGGCTTCCAATACGCCTTCATCACCGGCAATGTAAAACATTTGATAAGTAAGTAGGCAGTCGGAGATGCAATAATTAATCACATCTTCATAATTTTCGTTATGCCATTCAATGGGTGCATTTGCAGCATTCATAAGTTTTGAAGCAGACGGTCCGAGGACTCCCTTAATCAAATCTTGGAGGTGAAATCTTTTACCAGTCTTAATTTTTAAGTCGGAAGCCGTATCAATAGTTAGCCCTGCCGCCTCATACCGGTGTAAAACATCATGGCAACTACCACCACCGTCTGCAATGTTTTTAGAAAGAATGGGTAAATCAAAACCAAGTCCATTGTGTGTAAGTAATGGTAATTCATCCTCCAAACAATTCTCTAAGAAGTCGGGAAGGTGTTCAAAACTTTTACATTCAATGCCTAATTTCTTCAATTCCGCTACCATACCCTTTTCCACGAAAACATGGGGTTTCAAATCTTGGTGGCTGGGGCCGATTACTTCTAAGACGCAAGCACATGAGGTTTTCCAATTTTGTGGGTTGCCAAATTGGAGTCCATTACCTATTGGCTCCAAGTTTTTGGTTTCAATATCAAGAATTATCATGGATTCAACCCGTTCCCGCTTGTATCTTCGTCAAAATCACCTTCACCGTCATAACGGTCCGGCCATTGAGGGTAATATGAAATATCGGGTGCAACGGGTGGTTGGCAATCATCACACATACAAAGGAAATGAACTAAATACAATTCCCAATTTTTCTGTATTACCTCATCATCCTTAATTCCGGTTTCTTCCATAAAGGTTGCCCGAAAGTTACGGAACTTGGTAATATAGTCGTGTGAATCGCTCATGTGAGGGTTAATCATGTTACCACTTACTTAATATCAACGATTGTCGCCATCACCGTGGATTTTACCTCTTTCTTGACGGTCCACTAACTTTTGAATGTTGATTGCGGCAATATCTCCAAGGTCATAACCTAACTCAAAAGCAAGATTAGCCATATACCAAAGAACATCACCCAATTCTTTGGCGATTTCTTCTTTGGCTTCTTCAAAGTTACCTCCCCTATCACGGATAACTTTTTTGACCTTCTCGGCAATCTCTCCGGATTCGCCAACAAGTCCCAAAGTAGTGTAAATTATGCCTTCGTCTTCGGGATATAATGCCGTCCTTCGGGCGGACACTTGATATTCAGCAAATGTGAAGTCAGTCATTCTTCTTCACCATCTCTTGGAGTTACTACCAATTTCATATCACAAGTTCCAAAGTTTTCATCCCCCCAAACTACAAACTTTCGTAAAGGGACAAAAATTGGAGAAGTTATCCTTCCAATAATGCGTCTAATGCTCATGGAAACTTCCCTCTCTTTTGTTCATTTAGCATAGCACGAAGGTCAGACCTTATTGCATTACCTGTGAGATAAATACGCCCGCTGATTCCAAGTAGCATAAAAATCACAAAAACTTCAAAGGGAGTCATCTTCTTCACCCGTTTCAATGTATTTATCGTAAAACTCGGTTGCTGATAGGGTGTCATCAGTTGCACCACTTAGTCCCAGTTGTGATGGAACGCCAGTTGCTCCTATGGGTCCTGTATGGCCACTAACACCTGCGGGGTCTAACTTTTTGAGTAGTTTATCTGTTATAACAAATTGAGCCTCATAAATTGAACTGAAATGTCGCCACATCATCCAGTCTATTCCTAAACTAAAGATAGCAAACAATCCAAAAGATATGGCTAATTCAATCATTCCTCTTCACACCCTTCATCACCAAGGCCAACTAATTCTTCCTTGTCTTTAGATAATTTCTGCTCTAACTCCGATATTTTAGCAACATCGGGATTCCACAAATCAACCATCTCACTAATCATTTCTGTGAGTTTCTCATCACTAATCTTGAAATCTTTTGGAGCCTTCTGTGAAAAGTAATTGGCAGCATTCAATAATGACATGGTGGCCATCCACAAGTCGGGGCTATCTTTGCCTTGACTGTGCATATATTCTTCAATGGCTTCCTTAATCTTGTAAAACTTCATTATACCACCTTGTAGCAACGAGGACAGGGGCCAATTGTGACCCAAAATCCACAATTATTTGAACATTCAGTTGGTATTACACCACACATTACTCTTCCTCACTTTCTCCAATTTCTAAGATTCCATCTTCGGTGGTTTCAAGGGAGGCTTTGGCTGCCTCGGCTTTCATGGCTGCTTGCATTGCTTTCTTTTGTGCGGCTAATTGTTCCTTTTGTTTGTTAGTGAGTTTCTTTTGATTCCGGCGTTGTTGCTTCATCATCTCAAGTGTTAATTCATTAGGGCGAATACCTTTCTTATCCGGTGCTTCATAGATGCTTCCATCTTGGTTATGGCGAACACGAGAGATAGGTTTCAAGACCTCTCCGGCTTCACTATATTCGGTGCAATCACGGCACAAACCTTTGTAGTGGGCTTCGTTATCGCATTGCGGGCATTTCCAAAGTATCGTTTGCTTCATAATATCACCTTTCTAATGTTGGGAACTCTCGTAGTGCATCTTCTATTGAGCCGTCAAAGAGGGTCTTATTCTCGTAGGTGTCCTCCACCTTGATAAAGATTCCCCCTTCTCCTTCTGTTGGGAAAGTTCCTCTCTCGTAAGTTTCTTCATCCGGATAAGGTTCCAAATAAACTGTATAGACATATTCTTCACCTTGGTCGGTAGCATCCGGTTCAACGATATACGCATTACCTATGCGTGGTTCTGTATAATTTGGCTCCACCATACGGTCTGTTGTGAGATACATAGAACCATCAATGGCTTCTTTCTCAATAATAGGATAATTCATGGTTTTCAAATGAGCGATAACTTGTGCGGCTACATCACCCATCCCGTTGAAATCGTGATAGGCGGTTATTGGATAACCATTATAGACTATCTTGTTAGACATGAAACCTGCTATATCTCGGCCATGCCCTCGTGGGTAGCCATCAAATTGACGATACATAGTCATAAGTGTAGGTGAATCTATGGAATCTCGCTTGAAGTGAGTTAGACTACGAGTTCCCATTATTCATCACCTGCCTTCATAGAAGCAATAAAGTCGCCCACATATAGGTCGGCTTGACTGTCGGGAATGGGCCACTCATTATCGTCATTTTCCATCATTGATACCACACCTTTGGGGTCTGTAAGTTCAAGAATATACTCAAAAACAATATCGGGGAATGGCTTTTCCATTTCTTTGAAAACGATAAATGGACCCATAAGTGAGCAAGTAGCCTCATTGCCTTTACTATCATGTAGGTGGTCTTTATCTAAGTCCAAATTGTAGCCTCTTTCATTAAACCATTTGACCGCAAATGCGGCCTCGTTCAGTTTTGAGGACTCCTGTTCTCCAAATGATACTGCGATTACTTCCATGTTGCTCATACCTCTCCTATAATTTTCACCTATTTAAGTGATACGGTTCTGCTCCATCAATAATAGTAAATCTTTCTCACGCACACGCAATGGTGATGTGATACCTTGGCCAATTTTATACGCTGGTATTCGTCCTTGACGAATATAACGCCGCACGGTTGATACACTCATTCGGGTGAAGTCTGCAACTTCCCGAAGGCTCATCAATCGTTCTGCCATGTGTAACCGAAAGACTATTGCCTATTTAACGGTTCTCAAGAATTGATAGTGAATATAAGGGGCGGACCGGGAGTGTGGGATTGCACACTCCAAATGGCTCAAGGCTCTCCGTTTGCATTTGCCATTACTGCTCACCCGGACTTTAACCGGCTACCTATATGCCACTTGGCCGTCAGTAGGGGAGTCGTGCTCCCTATCTTGCATACCTTAACCTCACCTATTCGGCTTATTCAGTCACGGTCCTCGTCCGCAGTCTTAAGTTGCGGGCTAAGATTAACTGTGGGTGAGCACCTATTTAACCTTATGTGCAAAGAGAGTGATTTCTAAAGATTCAGGGCCATTTTCCAAAACATTATTCATTCGGTGTTCCATATCTGTGTGTGGTAACATCTGCAAGTCAAACTCCTCATCTTCCAAAGTTTCCCAAGCATCATGATATTCTGTATGGCTCCACATTCTGTGAATGTCATCATAAACAATAGTTCCACCTTCCGCTAAGAGATTATGTTCCAAGACCCAATACAAACATTGGAGTCTATTTATGCCGTCAATGATTATGAGGTCAAAACTTTGCTCCTCCCATTCATTAACGAAGTTATGCGGGTAAGTATCCACTTTTCGCATATCAGTTGCATTGAGGTAAGGTTCTAATGCGTCCGCCCAATCTTTATTATGCTCTATGGAAACAAGATATGCGGGGTCAAACTTTTCTAACCATATCGTGGAATAACCAGCACCCCATTCTAAGATACGCATAGATGGACGCATAATAGAATCATAATATGCTATGGCAGCATCATTCATCCAAGGAAATGGATTCTCTAATAATTCTTTTTCTATCATTATAATGACTCCCAAATATCGTATGCGGCTGGGCGGGTATCTTTTATATTAGGTTGTAATTCCTGTAATTCCATATCAGCCATCTCAAAGTCAAAGGACTCATAAATACGATTAGGGAAATAGAGGTCTGTCTGCTGCGACTGCCAAGACCAACTGGTAGCAAACTTTCCATCCTCCTCCCCAATGTTTTGAACCAAACTTTCATCCGGAGCGATTTCTAACCTATCTTTTCTCCAATGTTTATTCATGGGCCAAGCCCACGAACCTTTGGGGTCCTTGCTTATGCAACTCATGAATGAGTTCTTGCCTTTAGCGGCATCCTCCACAAACTTTTCATAATCTGTAAAGTTAATGCCGAACCAGTCATCCGAAACTTCGTCCCATGTATTGCGTGTAATGCCCCAACCCCAACAAGTAAAGCGATTCCTTATGCCTATGTTATTGCTACCCCAAACTTCTGTTATGGGGCGGAGATTTCTGTTAGCATAACCACTAATGCTAAACACCATATCTTGGTTCTTGTAATGCTCTAATGCGGGAAGCATAAAATCAAAAAAGTTAGGGTGAAGCATAGTATCATCTTCCAGATGTATTATGGCATCTATGCTTGGGTCCTCAAATGCCTTACTTAACGCATAATGAGTATTAGCCGAGCACCCAAGGTTTTCCTCGTGTGCATAAACAGAAGCATTCAAACTTTTATGCTCAACGATTTCTCGCATAACATTTTGTTGCTCCTCGTAGCCTCCGTCTATGCTTATGTGCATTGGTAATGCTTCACCACCTGCTTCAGTTATGCTATCCAAAACTTTCTCAAAGTATTGAGGTCTTTTCCAAGCAGTCATTGATAATGCTACTTTCAAATGAAGGCCCCCAAGAAATGAATGAGGTCCCAAACTTCCTTCTCTTGGCGGTCTGTCAAAACTTTGGCTCTTTCCAAACCTTTACCAATCCATAACTCGGGTTGTAATAATACATCGTCCACGGCTTCATGCCAGTCATCAGCAGTTCCAAGAATAGGACACACAACTTTGGCTGAACTTCCTACTGCTTCCATGATTGCTGGGTATGAACTACAAACTACTGGGACTCCACAAAACATTGGTTCAACGGCGGACATTCCATAACCCTCATATCGGCTGGGGAAGAAAACGCAAGAAGATTTGCGGTAGGCTTCCCTCACATCATGAACATAATCCTTGAAATCAATTCGTTCACTTTCCGCTACACGGCTATTGGATACCATAGGGATGAACTCTTTGAAAGCATCTCCATAACCTCCTTTTAATACTCTAAAAGTCCAATCACTATCTGCTCCAAAAATTAGGTTGGCCATCATACTTCTCCCCTTATGGTATTGTGGATTTATCATAAGTATGTCTGCGTGTGTTATTCCTTCGGGATTAACTACGCTCTCGCTCCATTTTTCAGCATCCATTAATGGATGGACTACAATTTTGGGAACCGTTTCTAATGGGTCAATGAATCTTTGACTCCATTCCGAATTGCTTACTACAAAATCGGGTTCAAAGAAAAGTGGACTATCCATGTGAAAATAGCATTGTAAATGTGAGCCTTCGCTATTATTTAGATTATCTTCCCAAACTTTACTAACTGCTTCGGCAGCATCCTCCCAATCCCCAATGCTTTCATTTGTATAATGCTCAACCAAGTCATGTCTAATACTCAAACCAAGGTCGTGATGAATCCCACCTACGGTAATGTTATGCTCTTTAAGTCGCTGATACAGTTCACGGGCTTGAAAGTGCATAGCACGAGTTAGTGGATTGTTAATCATAATAATTTCTATTTCATTCGCAATCGCCCACTCAACGGCCGCTGAATAGAACTCATACTCATTGAATAGATGTTCTTCTTCTGGGGTCCATCTAAGGTCCTCATGACTTTCCAATTGAGTCCCCCAACTTTTAGCAAACACTTGTCCGTAAGGGTGATAGCGTGTGACGATTTCTTCGCAGTCCCCGTTGTCCGCTCCGTCCTCAAATGGTGTTCCTGTAAAGACTTGAATATCAAC